TTCCAACTCGGAGGTGTTCTGAGCGCGGATAGCAAAGCCAAAGACATCCCAAGCAGGGCCGTGTCTCAAGTGAAGTCTCGCCACCTTGCTGCATTGCGTGATGCGCTTGCCAACACATCCCCACAAAGCAAGCCGTGGGTGGGGCTGACGGGGTTTGAACAAAAGGAACTTATGGCAATGTCGGCGCGTGAAGCAGTCTTTGCAACCGAAGCCAAGCTCAAGGAGCGCAACACATGACCATCATCGACAAGAAAACAGGCAAGCCTGTCGAGCCCGGTGACACGCTGCTGCGCAAGGACTACAAAGGGTTCAGGCACAGGTACGAGGTGATCGAGTTCATCCCGCCGCACAGTGTGCGCGTACGCAAGCTGGCACAGGGCGACAGGTGGGTATATCTGTGCATGCCGCTGGCATCCCTGCAACTGGACGAGGTGATGATGTGAGGAAGAAGAACAAAGGCAGGGCCAAGTGGCTGCTGTTGGTACGCAAGGAGACACGTGACCCACGTGTGCCTGACTTTGGGAACGTCAGACCTCAGTACCGAATCGTGAAGACAACCGGGACAGCAGAGCCGTACACAGGGTTCCTGCTGGTCGGCGCGTTCGACACCAGAGAAGAAGCCGTGGCCATGCGTAAGCTGGCCGAAGGTTAACTTGTTAACAGGAGTTAATACATGACCGAACTCAAACACACCCTGCTCAAATGGCGAGGGGTTTCCTACGGCGTAAGGGACCCAGAACCACCGTTCCCGTACATGATTGCAGAAAAGGCACCTACATGGGTAGGTGCTGACGCATGGCGAGAAATCGCTACGTTCGACACAAAGGAAGAAGCCGAAGCAATGCTCAAGCTGATGCCTGTGTGGGTACCTGACCATTTGTTAACCCCTGAGCGTAGCGAGGGGAACGAGTTTACGAGAGGGGCATGAGACATGACCTATGTTGTAGCAAGGTACAGATTCCTCGACGGGGAGTTGATGTACACAGTGATGGCCCCGGACGAGTGGAGCGTGGTGGAGAGGTTAGCTGGCCCCGCAGTGCGAGACGCATACGAGAAGCTGTTCGAGACCAACACTGTGCAGGAGGCCGAGGCGCTGATTGCACTCATGCCGGAAGGGAAGGTGATGATATGAGACCCTACAAAGGACTAGAGCCGAGTTATCACAGCGATGGCATCTACTGGATACCAAAGGATGTGCGGAATGATCATCGCGTTGAGGGGTGGCGGTACGCCATCACACAGTATCCGTTCGTGCCGGGGTACAACGTGATCCATTTTGCCGATGACTCTGGATACTTTGACGACGAGCACGTGATCAGTAACCACAAGACACTGACCGAGGCCAAGGCCATCCTGATGATCCTGCTGGCAACACCGGGAGCAGTGACTTGGGGTTACTGAATCAGACTGGGTGCTGGTGCGGTACGTGGGTGAGCAGAAGTCTCACTTTGGGATGGTGCAGGCGTTGCCCCGCACGAGATGGGACTACCTGATGAAGCAGTGCACGGACAGCCAACTGCGCAACGTGTACGCAAAGGAGCGGCTGGCCAGACGCAGTGCGTATGCAGACATAGCCAAACAAGTGATGACAGAAAGGGGATTGACATGAGCAGACCAATCGAAGCAGTGTGGTTCACACCAATGGGCGGTGCGTGTATCGGCATCGTGATGGTGGAGACCGAGTATGACGGCATCGTGTTCTACATCGGGCTCGGTGCTGGCGTGAACAAGGACAACGACATGCGCCTGATCATGGAGCGTGGTGCCAAGTTCCCGTGGCACGTGGGCATGGAGTTATTCGGTAAGGAGATTGTGAAATGATCGACGACATTGCCCTGCTGGGGTGCATCTGCATCGGGCTTGCCCTGTGGGTGCTGAGACTCAAGACCAAGATCGCACGACTCGAAGAGTTTGCGTTCATGTCATCCATGTTCATGCGTGATCTGGCTGACGGCAAAGCGGAGATAACCCGCGACAGCGAAGGTGACATCACCATCAAGAAGAGAGGAGAGAGTAAATGAAACACGACATTTTTGAATTTAACGCCGTGGGTATGACGTGGCGTGACCGTGCATGGAGGGTAGCGTTCCTGCTGGCCCTGATCGGTGCGCTTGCGTATGACCTGCTGGTCGGACGCCCCGGATAAACAACCAACTTATTAACAGGAGTTAACAAATGCCACAGACATACAAAGACATGGAGCAACGCTGGGCAAAGACCAAGCCCATCCGTGGACGCAGCACTGACGTGCGCCCTATTGGTGAGCGCCGCCGCGATTGGGAACAGGTCGTACGCCATCCGATTGACGAGGGCATGTGGTCATACGCCGCACGGCTCTACAACACGGACGTGGTGACGTACCTGCCTAACGGGGACATCATCATCAACACCAACGGCTGGCACACACCGAGCACGGCTGAGTTCATCCACATGCACAGTCCGTTCGCCTGCGTCAAGAGACACAACAAGTTGTGGGTACACGCACGTGCAAGCATGGAGCACCCACGTGAGTCGGTGAAAGCCTATCCGCTGAGTGATGCGCCGATGCGGTTCAACCACAAGGGTGGGCATCTGTACGAGCCGTCCGAGAAGGTTGTGATCAAGAAGAAAGTTATTAACAGGGTGTTAGCAAAAGAGGCGCGTGAACCACTGATGCCGTTCCTCAAGTGGACTAAGACATTCCTTGCCTTGAGCGATGGCTGGGTGATGCACGAGACCATGAAGGAGGGGCTGGGCTGGGAACAACGCGAGGACGGGGGGCCGATGCACTTCCCGCTGGACACCCGCGACGAACCTCAGATGTACAAGACACTGACCGAGCAGATGGAGATTGACCCCGAGCACACATACCTGCGCGTGTTGTGTAGCTTGGCAAGGCGCAACTACCTGACCGAGCGGACGGTGTATCGGCATACGTGGGAGCAGAAGTGGAGTGATGGCATTAGCCGCACATACAACCAGACATTCTGTGACTACCAGATCGACTACGAGACCATCAAGCGTAAGGTGTACGCATGGGTTGAGAAGTTCGAGAACGTGCACAAGATCATCGAGGTCGAGCCCGGCAACGATTCAATCCGTGGCGTGGTCTGAAAGTCGGCGACGACTTAAAAGATTAGCCAACATCCTTGACATAGGGTATGCCCTATGTTATAATTGTTCTAACAGTGGTAAAGTTACCTACTGTTAAAGAAGTGAGTACAGTTTTATTAACAGCGGTTAACCCGCAGAAAGAAGAGAGTGCAACATGGCATCCGTTATCAACTTTGGTCATTCCGTTTCCCTCAATGAGTTCGCTCAAGGCATCGGCGTTGTCGGTAAGGACGTTACTATCATTGGTCAGGGTGAGCCCGGTATCGGCAAATCATCCATGCTCAAAGTTCTGGGCCAGCAGTATCCAGACTACGAGATTGCGTACATCGACTGCACGTTGCTTGACCTTGGCGACTTTGCACTGCCGTTCACCGAGGTGGTCGGCGATGGGTTAACAGGTGTTAACAAGGTCACGAAGTTTGCACCGAACGCACGGTTCAAGATGCACACGGGTCGCCCTGTGATTGTCATGCTCGACGAGATTGGCAAGGCCATGAAGGCTGTGAAGAACGTGCTGCTGACCCTCATGCTGGAGCATCGCATCGGTGATCACTACCTGCCTGAAGGCTCCATCGTGTTCGGTACAACCAACTTGTTGTCAGACGGCGTTGGAGACATGCTCGAAGCCCATGCACGTAACCGTGTGGCGCTGGTGACTGTCCGCAAACCAGATCACGACGAGTGGATCGAGTGGGCTATCGGTAACGACATTGCGCCTGAGATTATCGCTTGGGTCAAGCAGTTCCCGCATGCACTGGCAAGCTACACCGACCCATCGCAGAAGGACAACCCGTACATCTTCAACCCCACACGTGCTGGCATGGGTGCAGTTGTTACTCCACGTTCACTGGAGAAGGCATCGCACATCGCCAAGCAGCGTGACAAGTTGGGTGATGCACTGACGATCAGCCTGTTGACTGGCACCATCGGTGAGTCGGCAAGCCGTGACATGCAAGCGTTCTTCACCGTGGTGGACAAGCTGCCCTCATGGGATCAGTTGTTGGCAAACCCGACAACAGCCAAGCTGCCCGACGATGCCGTGGCACGTTGCATCTTGGTGTTCAGCGCGATCAGCCGTGTGGAGAAGGACAGCCTCGCCAAGTGGATGCAGTACCTGCAACGCATGGACAAGGAGTGGCAAGCACTGTTCGCTACCAGCGTGATGAAGTCACCAGTGAAGCAGTCGTTCTGTGTGATGAACAAGGAGTTCAAGGACTGGGCACTGGCTAACCAGTGGTTGTTCTGAGCAACGTATTAACAGGAGTTAACAAATGAAAATCGACAAGTACACCAAGCAAGCAATCGTCCGCGCCATCATGGCAGACGTACCGCCCATCGACAAAGCCAAGCGCCGCACTGACCTGCAAGCAGCCATCGTCAAGGCTATGAGCCCCGAGGTGCGCAAGGTCTACAACAAGTTCCCCAAGGCACTGCGCACACACTATTTTGGGAGCACCATATCTACCGGGTACGGCTCGACTGACTTGATTGTGGGGGACGTGGACAACAAGACGCTGGATGCACTGATTAAACCGTATGTGGACGAGGACACGGCACGACACGAGACTGAGTGCCGACTGAAAGGCGTGGTCGAATCCTGCACCACACTCAAGCAACTCAATGACCGACTGCCTGAGTTCAAGAAGTACTTTCCAACGGAGCAGCAACCGAGCAAGAACCTGCCAGCTATCGCCAACGTGGTGGCTGACCTGACCAAGCTGGGCTGGCCGAAAGATGGCAAGAAAACGCAAGCCAACTGAGGACGAGCGCATCGTGCTTGGCAAGGTATGCGGGTGCGGTAAATGCCAGTACTGCTTCGCATGGCAAGTCGAGCAGACGGCACAAGCGATGCTTGACCAAGTGCGGCAGGGTAAGGAGATTGCCGAGGCCGCACGACGAGAGTTCATCGAAAAAATTAACAGGAGTTAACAAGTGAGCAACAACAAACTGAGCGTTGAGCAACGTATCCAGAAGGATCACGTATGGCTCATGAAGAACCCCAAGTACTGCCTGTACTCCGGCATCATGATGCTGGGCAAGACGGTGGTGGACGAGGTGACACCGACAGCCTGTACCAACGGACGCGATACCAACTATGGCCGTGCGTTTGTGGACAAGCTGAATGACAAGGAGCGCCGTGCTGTGATCCTGCACGAGAACCTGCACAAAGCGTTCCGGCACACAACTGTATGGAAGCATCTATACAAGGACTGGCCGCAGATCGCCAACATGGCTTGCGACTATGTGATCAACATCTTGATCCATGACAGCGACCCGCAGGGTACGGATGTGGCGTTGCCACAGATGGCGCTGCTGGACTTCAAGTACCGTGGGCTGGACGCCGGTGAGGTATTTCGCCGAATGAAGAAGGAAGCGAACGACAACAAGTCGATCAACATCAAGACCGCTGGAGACCAGAAGGGGAAGGACGTGCCCGTGGTTGACGGACAGCCCCAAGGTGGGGATGGTATGGGCGAGCATGATTGGGAGAGCGCCGAAGGCATGACAAACGAGGAGCGCGAACAGCTTGCACGTGACGTGGACCAAGCGTTGCGGCAGGGCGCGATTCTAGCCGGGAAGATGTCAGCCAACGTGCCCCGTGAGATTGCCGAGTTGACCGAGGCCAAGGTGGATTGGCGTGAAGCCATGCGTGAGTTCGTCACATCGTTCTGTCAGGACAAAGACGAGGCCACATGGCGGAGACCATCCCGTAGGTGGATCGGTGAAGATGTTTACATGCCAAGCATGATCGGCGAGTCCGTCGGACGTATCGTTGTAGGCATCGACATGTCAGGCTCTATCGGCCCCGAGGAAATCGGTCACTTCCTGAGTGAACTCAAGAAGATTTGTGACACCGTGAAGCCCGAGGGTATCGACCTGCTGTATTGGGGCACGCGAGTGTGCCAGCACGAGAAGTATGAGCAGGACCAACTGGACAACTTGTTGTCCACAACCAAGCCACGAGGCGGTGGGGGCACTGACCCGCAGTGCATCGTTGACTACATGAACAACAAGAAGATCAAGGCCGAGTGCGCGGTGATCCTGACTGACGGCTATGTGAGTAGCTGGGGTCAAGGCTGGTCGTGCCCGACCCTGTGGGGCATCACGACAAACGTGGTTGCCGACATTGGCAAGACTGTGCATGTGGACTGAGGTATGACTACCCGGTTTGAATTGGGGTGGACTGACCCACGAGGGATGTTTACCTATGCGGCGACCAAGCCCGAGTTGCGATTGCGACAGGTGGGGCGCATGTGGTCAATTGTCCGGGTGGGCGTTCACCAACAGTACGGCTCGGAGATTGTGGCAAGTGACATGACCCGAGAAGAAGCAGAGGCGATGCTGAAACTGATCGAGGCAACGGAAACAAATTAACAGGAGTTAACAAAATGGGTGCAGATATTCATCTTTACGTGGAGAAGCGGTTGAAGAACAAGGAGTGGGCGATGGTCCGCGACTTGAACCATGACATCAACACTGAAAGCCTACGCCCTTGGCGGCAGATGGAAGGCCAAGGGGCTAATGTAGGTGGGTGGTGGCGACTGGCTGACAGGAACTACACCCTGTTTGCCAACCTTGCGGGTGTGCGGGGGATGGGGCCAGAGGCCAAGGGACTGCCCGGTGACGTGAGTCCGTACGTGCAGGACGATAGCGATAGATGGGACGGTGACGGACACAGCCACTCATGGAGTACGCCGCTGGAGTTCATGGAAGCGTACGTCACCGCGATGCAGTTCTACGACGAGCAAGGCCGCGAGTTGGACAAGTACGTACAAGCGCGGCTCACGGAAGGGACCGAGAAAGCAGTGAGTCTGTTCATGCGGGACCTGTGTTCACTGGACACCGAGCGAGGTGAGGAGTATCGCTTTGTCTACTGGTTCGACAACTGACCCAAAGGCACGTGCGTGGACGGTGGCATTGGTATTCGGGAAGGTCACTCGACCTAATACCTTCGCGCCGATCAATGCGGCGCACTTTGTCTCTTTGCCGTACGCATTCGCCCCAACAAGGGCAAGAGAGCAATACGGACAAATGACAGAGGAAGAAGCAGTGGCTATGGCCAAGCTGCTCAACGCATCAACAACAGATTAACAGGAGTTAATAAATGAGTATTGCGGACCAAGTAGCAGAGTTGGAGGACGAGGTAGCGGAATTGCGGGAACGGATAAACGACTCGCAGGAAGAAGCCATCGGTCTTGAAAACCAAGTGGAAGACTTGAAAGCAGAATTGAAAGAAGAACGTGATTTCATCGAATGGGTAGAAGCAAACTACCCTGACGCCCGTGCAACGTACAACGCCTTGATCAAGGTAAAAGGAGAGCAACTATGATTCAGAACAGTGCAATGTTGGTAGACCTGAACATCAGTGTGTGGACAGGTCGCAAGATGGACAAGAAAGTGTCCGACGAGATTGACGTGGCGAAGAACACCAAGGGGAGGGCAGGGAACTATCACAAAGCCCTTCTCGGCAATACAGGCAAGCTGGCCGATTTGCAGAAGCTGGTGTCAACGATCCGCACGTGGCACTACGAGCAGACGCTGCCGTGGTCCGATGGTGGTTCGCGTTTGCTGCCCATGAAAAACTTCTTTGACTACAAAGCCACGCTGGCCGCGTACGAGACCCAGTTCGCAGAGGCAGTCAATGAGTTCCTTGACGAGTACCCCACGCTGGTGAGCGCGGCTGCGTTCCAGTTGGGTGATCTGTTTGACAGCGACGAGTACCCGGCAGTGAACAAGCTGGAGAGCAAGTTCAAGTTCAAGTATGTGTTCTTGCCCGTGCCTGAGGTGGGCGATTTCCGCATCGACGTGAGCGAAGCGGGGAAGGTTGAGTTGCAAGAACAGTACAAGAAGTTCTACGACGACCGGCTGACCGATGCCATGCAGGACGTGTGGGACAGGCTGCACGAGTGCGTGGTGCACATGAGCCAGAAGCTGGCTGACGCACCGACACCGAGGGAGACCAAGGAGGGGCCAAACTACACGCAGATTTTCCGTGATTCGTTGATCACAAATGCCAACGAGTTGTGTGAACTGCTGACAAAGCTGAACGTCACTAACGATCCGAAGCTGGAGCAAGCCCGGAAGATCCTAGAAGGTGCGGTCAACGGCAAGAGTGCAGAAGACCTGCGCAAGAGCGATCAGGTGCGGTTGGATACCAAGGCCAAGGTTGACGAGATCCTGAGCCTGTTCGATTAACAGGAGTTAATAACATGAAGCTGCAACGAGGGACGATTTACATGTCCCCGCTGGACGGGCCAGTCATGGGGTGCGTTCCAGAGCGGATGTGGTGGAAGCCGTGGAGGTGGAAGGTAACCCCGTGGTATTGGACGGCACAAAAACCTTGGGTGGGAGGGAAGCTACCTGACACCAACGAAGGCGAACCGATCACCGACCTGACGATGGAAGGTGCCGTGGCAATGATGAAGTTGTTTGGGATTAAACACGTGGACTTTGAAGGAGAGTGACATGACCGAAGAAGAGGAAGAGTTTGAGCGGCTGCGGCGTGAGAACGAGTTGCGCCAAGCCAACTGCCATCACCGCTGGCAGGAGAGCGATTTCGGCAAGAAGTATTGGAAGCCCGGTATGCACCAGTACACCTGCAATCGGTGCGGCAAGATGCAGATGGTGGTATTGGGAGTAGATCATGAACGATGATGAAGTCAGCGCCATGAACCGCCGCATTGATATGGGCTGGGAACCAAGCCGCCACCAGTGGCAAGTTGTTGCTGATCGTTGCAAGGACATGCCCGAGATGCGAGAACTAAGGATGTGGGGGATCATAAAGAAGCGAAAGTACGTCCCCGCCCCGAGAGGGAAGTCACCGATGTTGGTAGACACGCACGAGGTTGTTGCCAACCCACAGTTTTTTCACCCCAACGCTGTCGTTGCGCAGAACCTGACGCGTGAGGAAGCCGAAGCATTGATAAAGTTAATGGAGAGTTGAAATGTTGAATTTGAATGTGAGAGATAACCTGCACCCGCTGCTCAAGCAGCTACTGACGGACTTTCGCCGTGTGCAAGTGAGCCGGTACCCGATTGAGGTGGTGCAACACAGCGACGACGATGTGCATGCAGTCAGGTTTGTGGGCAGTCGGTTTCCGTCTGACTCATGGAGCAGGTCCCGCATCCTTGCGTACTTGTCTATCGCCGGGAATGACGCGAAGCTGCGCCCGAAACTGATGCTGTATAGCCGGTTGATTCACAACGAGAAGTACAGCAACACAAACGACGAGCACCACCAGAAGGTCACGGCGGACCCCAAGAAGATGGCCTCATGGTTGCGTGAGTACGTCAAGCCGTATGCACCACAAGAAATTATGGAGCGCAGCCCGATGGGTGTGGCGTTTGATTACGACCAGTGGAAGGACAAGCCACGTGCTGACTTCCGGGGTATTGTCGGGCGGCTCATGCCCGAGGACGTTGCCGAGGAGGTCATGTACCTGCAATCTGTTGGTGTCCAGTTTCGTTCACAGAAGTTTCAGGATGTGGCTACACAGGGTCTTGAGCTTTACGCTGAAGCACAGCGCAGGAGTGCCGTACCGGCATGTAACGTCCACGTGTTCTTCCAACCGGATGGTGCAGTACTGGTGAGCACGCCTAAAGGGGTTATGTATCCGAACAATGAGTTGCAATTCGACAGCATCGAGCAAGCGCCCGAAGAGATCCAACAACAAGTTGCCATGTTACGCATGTGTGAACGCGGGCAGTACATCCCGGAAGTGGGGCGTATGAACTCTGGCAAAGATTTTTGGGTTCACGTAAACCCTGGTGTTTTGAATATCCAGAACACTTGACATTGTTGTAAAGGTTCCATATATTATGGACATGGGTATCAGACATATGGCGATTGCGCACGTGTGGAGCAACGGGGATATTGAATATATCAACCTGCTCGATAACGCATCGCTGCAAGCAGTTGACATGGAGGGTGAGCACGTCCCTACATGGTTACGAGAGCGCGTGGCCATGCTGCGCATGTGTGAAATCAACCGCAACGACAAAGGAGAAAGCATTGGCAGAAAATTCACAGACCACATGATCTACGTCTACCTGACGTACGACGAGCACAAAGAACTTAACGAATTAGCAAAAGCAAGCAAACAACAGGAGTTAAAAAATGACACAAGCAACCCGTAAAAGCACCCGCCCCGGCAAGTCCGTCATGGACTGCGTGAAAGAATTCATCGCCGGTACCAACACCCCGTTCACTTTGAGTGAGGTGTGCAACGCATACACTGACGTGCCCAAGCCCCAACTGGCAACCGCGCTGTGGAAGCTGCATAAGGCTGGCGTGGTGCACAAAGACGACCGAACGGGCGTGTTCACCGTATTAACAGGTGTTAATGCCCCTGCGCCTAAACCCAAGGCTAAGCCTAAAACCAAAGCCAAGGCCAAAGTCGTGTCCCCCAAAGAAGATGGTGTGAGCTACGCGAAATACGTGGAGTTGGTGGGCCGGTGGCAAGACTTATACCAGAAGCACGAGGACGCATTGGCGATCATCCGGTACCTGGAGAACAAGCTGTACGTGGCACTGCAACAGGTGGTTAAGAATGGCTAAAACGCCAGAGGCGAAGGTCAAAGCCAAGGTGGTAGACGTGCTGAAAAGCTACGGCGCCTACTTCTTCTACCCCGTGACGGGCGGCTATGGCCGCTCGGGTGTGCCCGATATCGTGTGCTGCTGGAAAGGGCGGTTCATGGGTATCGAGTGCAAGGCCAATGGTGGGGTCATCACTGCGTTGCAGATGAAGAACCTCAACGATATCGTGACGCAAAAAGGCATATCCCTGGTCATCGACGACACAGGCGTTGGTGTCTTTGTCATACTTATGAACGAGTGGGACAACAATGGCCTGCCCCCGCACGGGTACATCGCTGATCTTATTAACCAAGATGGAACGAAGCCGACCAAGTGATGGCAAGACGCGCAAGCTGCTGCGCATCATGCAGGGGAAGTACGCCATGTCTGTTGCGGATGTGGCACGGAACCTGAAGACGAGCAAACGTAACGCATGGCGCTACATGAGCAAACTGGAAGCGGAGGGGAAGATTTACCTGCGCTACCGTCAACGATTGAACTACTACTCTTTAAGGAGAAACGATGAAGCTGGACAAGATGGCAATGGCACTGAGGGAAGCTCGGATGTCGTTTGGTTTAGATATGACTGACCTGCTGATCCTCGACGAAGTTGTGCAGACCCGCAAGCGGATGGGGGAGGTAACTATCATGGAGATCGTGGAGTCCTCAACGGCAGCGTCACGCGCAACTGTGCATGAACGCATCAAACGCCTGTGCAATGACGGGTACCTGCGCAAAGACCCACTTGAGGGCAACCTGCGGGTGCGTGTGCTCAACACAAGCGACACCTACGACAAACTTGTTAAGCGATTGGGGGTCCTATGAGCGAAATTAATGAGGGTGTGCGAATCCTTGTGGAGCGCATGAAGACCAACCCCGAGGAGTTTTACGGAGGGTACGAATCCAAGTGGGCGTACATAATCGACCGGGCCAAAAATGCAGGCTGGCTGACCGAGGAGGAGCACAAGCTGCTGGACGATGCATCGAATGAACTCCAACGTGACCGGTTCACGGCAGACGTGCTCAAGACGTTGACCCGAGAAGATCCGTACGTGGCCACGATGGAAAACAAGAAGATGTTCGTCAACCCCACACAGGCAAAGATGATTAACCAATTGATGGGTAGTGGAGGCGGTGCGATATCCACGTCGTTGTACACGGGTAATGGTATCGGAAGCACCGTACCAAGCAATTTAGTGACAGTGGGGAACTCAAGTACCATAGCGCGTGGGGGCGGCTGCTCGAAGCGCAGACGTACCTGACCAAAGTGGAGAAGTTCTGCGTGCGTAAGGCCAAGTACCGTGCGGCAAGTGACCATGATCGGCAACAATATTTGGCTGCGATCCTCAAGCAACAACTCGCCCCGATGACACGGGAAGAGATGGAAGATCAGCGACCAATAAGTAAGGCCGCGCAGATGAACTTGCAACAGCAATACATGAATGCGCAAATGCGAAATCAGATGATGAACGCAGCGTCACAACCCACCTCTTACCAACAAGGAAGTTACAAATGAGCGGAGATCACAACAAGTACAGCGCCAATGACCTGCAAATTGGTGGGCAGCACTACAAAGACATGGGTGTTCAACCCTGGGACGTGATGGAGTCGGTCTTGACCTACGAGGAATTCGTGGGGTTTCTCAAGGGCAACGTGATCAAGTACGCGATGCGCCAAGGCAAGAAGGACAGCGACGATGCGGGTAAGGCCAAGCACTACCGCATGAAACTGAAAGAAGTTCAAGACAAGGGGTATCTGTGAACAACGAGAAAGTTATCGCGCTGCCTGCAAGTGTGAACTACACACCAGAACAGGCGCTTGCGTCAGCCCTCACGGCTGACCTGACAGACGTGATTGTGCTTGGCTACGACCAGGATGGTGATCTGTTTGTACGTTCGTCCAAGATGACCCGCGCCGAAGGCTTGTTCATGGTCAAGAAAGCCGAGCAGTGGTGCATGGTGGGGGGTGTCGAATGAACATAATAGTTATAGACTTTGAAACTTTCTACAGTCAGGAGGTTGGCTTCAAGAAGCTGACCACTGAGGAATACGTGCGCCACGAGGAGTTCCACGAGATTGGTGTCGGCATCGCAGTGAACGATGAACCTGCAACATGGTTCAGCGGGACCAGAGAGGAGATGGCTGCGCACTTTCGCCAGTTCGATTGGGCCAACTCTTTCGTGCTTGCGCACAACACACAGTTCGATGGGGCGATCCTGTCGTGGCGTTACGGCATCAAACCCAAAGGCTGGCTGGATACCCTGTGCATGGCACGTGCGATCCACGGTGTTGAGGCAGGCGGTTCACTGGCTAAGCTGGCCGAGCGGTACAACATTGGCGTCAAGGGTACAGAGGTCGAGAACGCACTGGGTTTGCGCCGCACAGACTTCTCACCAGAACAGCTTGTCAGATACGGCGAGTACTGCTGCAACGACGTGGAGTTGACGCGCACCCTGTTCCATCGCTTCATGCTTCCGGGCATGGGTGAAGGGTTCCCGGCCAAGGAACTCAAGGTGATCGACTGCACCCTGCGGATGTTCATTGAGCCAAGTCTCGTGCTGAACAAGGGCATGCTGGTGGCCCACCTCGAAGGGGTTAAGGCCAAGAAGGCAGCCCTGCTCGAAGCGGCGCAGGCCGACAAGGACATGCTGATGTCCAACGACAAGTTTGCAGAACTGCTCAAGAGCCTCGGTGTTGAGCCACCCCGTAAGGTGTCGGCCAGAACTGGTAAGGAAGCGTGGGCGTTTGCCAAGACGGACGAAGACTTCAAGAATCTGGCTGACCATCCTGATCCACGGGTTCAGGCGCTGGTGGGCGCACGGCTGGGCACCAAGACAACTTTGGAGGAGAGCCGTACAGAGCGGTTCATCTCGATTGCCGAGCGCGGACCACTGCCTGTGCCAATCAAGTACTACGCAGCCCATACCGGGCGCTGGGGCGGTGATGACAAGATCAACCTCCAGAACCTGCCGAGCCGAGGCCAGAACGCTGGCAAGCTCAAGAAGGCCATCGAAGCACCGGAAGGCTACCTGATGATTGACGCAGACTCGTCCCAGATTGAAGCGCGGACTGTGGCGTGGATGTCAGGACAACAAGACCTCGTGGAGTTCTTCCAGAAGAACAATGAGGAAATCGCCGCTGGGGTGCCCAAGAAGGAGATGAAGTACGACCCATACAAGATCATGGCGGCGCAGATATACGGTAAAGACGTTGACCAAATTAACGACGCGGAGCGGTTTGTCGGAAAGACCACGATCCTTGGAGCGGGGTACGGCATGGGCGCTGCTAAGTTCCAAGCGCAACTCAAGACGTTTGGTGTCGATATTAGTCTTGACGAATGTCAGCGAATCATCAACGTGTACCGTTCTACGTACGACAAAATCCCCGCGCTATGGCGGCAGGGTCAGACTTGTATTGAAGCATGTATCACCCGCAATGCGGCAAGTTACGGGGTCGTGGACGCAGTTACGTTCGACCCGACACGCCAAGGGTTCATGCTGCCAAGCGGGTTGTGGCAACGGTACGAAGGGCTGCGCAAGATGACCGACCCGGAAGGCAAGGTTCACTATGAGTACAAGACGCGCATGGGGTTCACCAAGCTGTACGGCGGCAAGCTGACAGAGAACATTTGCCAAGCTGTTGCACGTTGTGTGATTGCCGAGCAGATGCTCAAGATCGCCAAGCGTTACAAGGTGGTGCTCACTGTGCACGATGCTGTGGCGTGTATCGCCCCCGAGGCAGAGGCACAAGAGGCACAAGCGTTTGTTGAGGAGTGCATGCGGTGGAGGCCAGACTGGGCCAAGACGCTGCCCCTGAACTGCGAATCTGGACTGGGTAAATCTTATGGAGATTGCTAAATGAAATGGCTTAAACGAATCATCATCAACTGGGCGCATCGGCAAATGAACGATAGTAAGCTCACGGCTGGCACCGAATCCAACGGTCCGGTGGACCCCAGCGACTTCACCCTGAACATCATGAACGCGATGAACGGCAAGGTGATCCATATTCGCTCATACCAACCGCAGCGGCACGGCCCTGACTGGAAGTCGGAGTACTACCTTGTGGCCGAAGGCGAACGCCTGTCGGATGCTGTAACTGTTGTGCTGATGGCGAAGAACCTTGAGAAAGCGTAGTAAGTACCGCCCGAAGGGTGTGTTCCTGAACCCCGTGGCGTACGTGCTGGAAGGCATGACGCCTGTGGTCAAACACAACAATTTCTTGGTCGATCTGAAGATCAGGAACCACATGGCCATGAAGTCTCTGACTCAGGGCCAAGCAACACGAAGCGATATGGACGATCTGATTGCTATGGGCAACGCAGTGGAAGCCTTGTATCGCTTGGGATTTGGTAAGGAGTACGACGATGTTGTTGCCGCTGGGATCAAAGCCCTGCTGGAGTGCGCTCGTCGTGGTGCTGCCAATGGCAACCGATTCATCCTGAACGCCCAAGAGATGAACGCGCTCAACAACATGATGGAACTACACGATGCACAGATGGAGATCATCACGGTGCGAGACATGGAGAACGCCATGAAGTTGATGATGAAAGAGTGGGCAATGGGAAAGATGACCCCGATTGTGAGGACAAAATGATCGCTGACACTGCATGCGCGGAACGTGGATGTGCTTGCCATGACCCGAGAATAGATGGACCCGGTGTACAGATGGTACCCATGAATGCAATACAACAGGAGAGAGAACGATGTGCAAAGCTGGTGGAAAATTTGATGCGTCGGGACGACAACCAGTTCCTGAAAGAGAAGCTGCGCAAGCTGCGCAACCGCATACTGAATCCGAGATCAACTGGAACCAGTGGTGGCCCTTTGACCGAGCAACTGGAACTGCCCTTCGACTACTGAACCGCAAACCCCCACAACCAGAATTTGAAGAGGCGCTTCTATGAAGAAGTTTTTACTTATCGCACTGCTGGTAAGCGCCAACGCGCACGCCGAGTTCAAGGATGGCAACAAAATGCTGGCGCAAATGAACGGTGACTTTGGTGCCCGCATGCTGATCATGGGCTACGTGACTGGCGTGGTCGATGCCCTGAGCAGTGTGACAATCTGTGCCCCAATAAACCTGACGGCGGGGCAATCTGTGGATATGGTCAAACTGTATCTGGAGAACAACCCAGCCATCCGGCATTTTTCCGGGGACACCATCATCAACAAGGTCATGAGCACCATGTGGCCATGCCAAAAGAAAGGGTCGTCGCTATGACACAGCCCGAAGCCCTGCGGCTGGCTGATGCTTACGCGGCAACTGGCCTGCGTGGACACATTGAAGCCGCCGCCGAACTGCGCCGCCTGCACGCGCTGAACGCTGAACTGCTGGAGGCGCTGAAAGAAGTCTTGGCCGCAGAGCGGTTCAGCAACCGCCCGCCCGAAACGGTCATGCAGGCCGAGGAAAAGCTGTCGCGTATTCGCGCAGCAGCAGCCAAGGCAGAAGCCGCCATCACCAAAGCTGAAGGACAGAAATGAACATCACCATCTACACCAAGAGCAACTGCCCCAACTGCACGACAGCCAAGCAACTGCTCAAGAGCAAGGGGCTGGGGTACTACGACCTTGACGTTGAAATGTCACCTGCGTTTATGGAACAGCTTTTGCGCGAGCATCCCGAAGCCCGACAGATGCCCCAGATTTTTATTGAAGGCCAGCGCGTGGGCGGGTTGGCTGGGTTGCAGGCTGCTTTGAAACAACTTGGAGTTTGAGATGACGTTTCTAGTAGATCGTATCGCTGCGTACCTGTGTACGCACGGGCCAACATCTTCTGTAGATATTGCCAAGGCACTGGATTTGGCAACTGTGCGGGTATCAGACGCTGTGCGCAGAGCCCCAACACGGGCGCGTTATGGCCTGTATGTGGTCGGGCATGCCGCCCCCGCAGGGTATCCGTACGCTACGCCGCCCAGGGTATGGGCCGTCAAGGCAGACGTGTACAGGCAATACCTCGCCAGCAAAGGTGCGAAGGCTAAGCCATGTGCGCTCCATGTGGTACGTGAAGCAAAGCCCAAGCAAGAAGTAGCCGGTGTCACCCCCGCCTACACAGGACCAACGCTAACCCGCTGGCTCCCCAGCAGCCCGTACCACATGGAGCGCACATGAATAACGACATCAACAACCCGTTCAACTGGCGCATGCGTAAGGAGCCGAGCATTTTCGTGAAGGACATATACTTCCGTGCACGTTCAGATGGTAAGACCGATAGCCAACGCTCCAGTGAAGTGACCGAGGCCAAGAAGATCAACGGTAAGTCGCCACCGGTCGTACCGGGTCTGGGTGAATCATCACGTGTCCGCACGGAGAAACTTCTGGCGTACAAGCAGTTCGGGGTGTATTCACAAGCCAAACCATCCAAGAAACCTAACAAGCACGAAGGCGGCAAATGACCGATCACGAAGACAACCTACGAGACCTTGCAGCCATGTTCGCCATGTGTGGGCTACTCCTGCGCGGTGGTGAGGGGCGTGAACTCACGGACGAAGCGTTTGCATACGCTGATGCCTTCATGGAATCCCGCACTGCTCAACCTGCGCAGGGCATCGCCACAATCAAACCCAAGAGGAAGTATGAGCGCAAATCCGATTAAGTACGCATGGTCGTATTCATCCATCAACTTGTTCAAGCAGTGCCCCCACAAGTACTACCGCATCCGGGTGGTCAAGGACATCGTTGAGCCGGAGTCCGAACAGATGCGGTACGGCACAGCCGTGCACAAGGCAGCGGAAGACTTCATCAAGGACGGCACCCCGGTGCCAGCACAGTTCTCGTTCATGCAAAAGCCGCTGGACGTGCTCAAGGCCAAGCCCGGAGAGAAGCTGTGCGAGTACAAGATGGGACTCACAAGGAACCTTGAACCCTGTGGATTCTTTGACAAAGATGTTTGGTGTCGAGGCATCGCTGACTTGGTTATCCTCCAAGAAGATCGAGCTTGGGTGGTGGACTACAAGACAGGCAAGTCTGCCAAGTACGCCGACACCAAGCAGTTGGAACTCATGTCACTGGCTATCTTCAAGCACTTCCCGCAGGTCAAGAAGGCCAAGACCGGGCTGCTGTTCGTGGTTGCCAACGACTTTGTGAAGGCCGATTTCAGCCAGCGTGACGAAAGCACGATGTGGCGGCAGTGGCTGGACGACACGTACCGACTGGAGAAGTCGTACGAAACCAACGTCTGGAACCCCCGCCCGAACTTCAGTTGCAAGGCGTGGTGCCCGGTCAAGGATTGCCCTCATAATGGCAAAAGTTCATATTGAAGGAGGCTCCCATGCCCTACAAAGACAACGCCACCCGCCGTGCCCACGATGCCAAAGCCATCGCCTATGAGAACAGTCCTGAGCAGGTCAAAAACCGCATGGAGCGCAACCGCGCCCGTGCCAAGCTGCTGAAAGAGGGCAAGGTCCACAAGGGTGACGGCAAGGATGTAGCCCACGTCAAGGCCGCTGACAAGGGCGGCACGATCAAGGACGGGGTAAAAGTGCAGAGTAAGTCTGCCAACCGGTCGTTCAAACGCGACAGTAAGGGTAACCTCGTATCTGAGATCAGCAAAAAAGAACGCAAACGGGGTTGACACCCTCACAGGTACCCGTAGAATGGGTACCGCACCTTGCGATTTGGTGTGAGTGTTGGAGGTGTCGGGGCAATCGCTTCGTGAACCCGCAAACCGCACCAGCTTGCGCATCGGGGCCGCTTTCCCTCTGGTGTGAGTAAGCCGAGTAGCTACCGTAAGTGGCGATCCCTTCGACTCCAAACTTGGTGTTTGGAGCGATACCCTATTGGAGTGAGAGTGCAGATCATCGAAAACAAGGCGTTGCTCCTCAAGGTCAGAGAACCCGGACGCATCACAACGGTCATCCCCAAGGCCAAACAAATCAGCGACCATGAGGTGCTGGTCAAGTGGGGGCTGGAAGAAGCACAGGTGCTCAAGAACCTGAAGCTCAAGAACGTGCCGTCCCCCATTGACGCGCAGTACGAGTGGTCTGGACTCTACAAACCGTTTGCACATCAACGGACAACCGCCGCCTTCCTCACGATGCACCGCCGTGCGTTTGTGTTCAACGAGCAGGGCACAGGCAAGACCAACAGCGTCATCTGGGCAGCGGACTACCTCATGTCGATTGGGGCGATCAAGCGGGTGCTGGTGCTGTGCCCCCTGTCCATCATGTCCGCAGCATGGGAAGCCGACCTGTTCAAGACCGCCATGCACCGCACGGTGGCTATCGCCCACAGCTACTCAAAGGACAAGCGCATCGCAGCAGTTCGCTCGGGCGCTGAGTTTGTCATCTGTAACTTCGACGGGCTGGAGATCATCAAGGACGAGATCAAGACTGGTGGGTTCGACCTGATTGTTATCGACGAAGCCAACGCCTACAAAACAGTTACGACGAAACGCTGGAAGACTTTGAACTCCGTCATTGCACCGGACATGTGGGTGTGGATGATGACTGGTACTCCTGCATCGCAGTCCCCCACAGACGCATACGGCTTGGCAAAGATCATCAACCCCAGCGGTGTGCCTAAGTTCTTTGGCGCGTTCCGCGATCAGGTCATGCACAAGATCACGCAGTTCAAGTGGGTGCCGAAGAAATCATCTGAGCAGACGCTGCACGATGTGTTGCAGCCAGCGATCCGGTTCACGAAGGAAGAGTGCCTTGACCTGCCGGACATGACATACACCACACGCGAGGTGCCGCTCACGCCGCAACAGCAGAAGTTCTACGACACGATCAAGAAGCACATGATGGCCGTGGCCGCTGGAGAAGCGATCACCACAGTCAACGCAGCCGCTAACCTGAACAAGTTGCTTCAACTGTCTGCCGGAGCGGTTTACTCGGATAACGGTGAAGTGATTTCGTTCGACGCCAAGACACGCATGACCGCGCTGCTGGAGGTGATCGAGGAAGCAAGCCACAAGGTCATTGTGTTCGCGCCGTTCCGACACGCCATCGAGATCATCGCTGAAGAACTCAGGGCCAACAACATTTCGTGCGAAATGATCCACGGTGGTATCCCGGTCAACAAGCGCACAGAAGTGTTCGCCAAGTTTCAGACAGAACCAAATCCGCAGGTGCTGGTCATCCAGCCACAGGCTGCTGCGCACGGAGTGACGCTCCACGCAGCCAACGTGGTCGTGTGGTGGGGGCCCATCACATCAACAGAGACCTACCTGCAAGCCAACGCACGTGTGCATCGTGCGGGGCAACGAAATCCTTGTACGGTTGTTCACATTCAAGGCAGTCCGGTGGAGAAAAGAATCTACTCGATGCTGTCCGACAAAGTGGACATCCACACAAGGCTGATCGACCTCTACAAAAATATTGTTGAAGACACTTGACAAAGTAAAGTAGAGGCCCAATAATAGTTCCACTAACAAGGAGAGTGCAAATGGAACCTAAGCAGCTAACCGACAGGTTAGAAGCCAACACAGCATTGATGCTGGAGTTGGACGAAAAAGTAGAGAAGCGGGTGATGGATATTTTGCAAAAACATATCTACACCTTCACCCCCGGTATTGGTAGCAACTTGTCATGTGACTCCAGCTTTATCGCCAACATGGCGCGAAAGATTGCAGAGCGCGAAGCAAAGAACTGGAACCCATGATGACACAACCAACTGCCGACCAACTGGCCAAGGTCTACGTGAAGATACGTGACAAGCGCCGGGGACTTGAAAAGCAAGCTGCTGAATTGAAAGAACAGGAAGCCGCGCTGCAAAGCGAACTCCTCGAAATCTGCAAGCAGCAAGGTGCACAAACCATCCGTACCGAATTTGGTACGGTATCTCGACGGACGACCAAGAACTACTGGACCAGTGATTGGGAATCCTTTGCCAATTTCATCAAAGAGCATGACGCTTTTTCACTGTTGCAACAACGAATCAACAGCACGAACATGGCGCAGTTCCTTGAAGAAAACCCGGACCTACTTCCGCCCGGTCTCAATGCGGATGTCACCCAAACTGTAGTTATCACCAAACGCTAAGGAGCAAACATGAGCAACGATCTCGCAATGCTGGACACCGGTCTTCCCTCTTACCTGAAGGAACTGGAACTCGATGATGTCACCAAATCCCTGATGGGTGGTGGCGGTGCTGGCGTCAAACGTATCTCCATCGAAGGAGGCGTGTGGCGCATGATGGTCAACGGCAAAGAAATTGCCAAGAACGAAGAGCGTTCCATGAACGTGGTCATCGTCAACGCTGCACCCAAGGTATCCCGAATCTTCTACGCAGGTGTGTACAAGAAGGGTGTTGTCACTCCCCCTGACTGCTGGTCTGCTGATGGCGATGTGCCTGACGCCAAGGCGCACAACCCGCAAGCCAAACGCTGTGTGGACTGCCCCCAGAACGTCAAAGGTTCGGGCCAAGGTGACAGCCGTGCTTGCCGCTTCAACCAGCGTCTGGCCGTGGTGCTTGCCAACGACATCAAGGGCGATGTGTTCCAACTGACCCTGCCGTCCACATCCATCTTTGGTGAGGGCGCTCCGGGCAAGTGGCCCCTGCAAACTTACGCCAAGATGATTGGCAGCAAGGGTATCCCAATCTCCACGGTGGTTACCGAAATGCGCTTCGATACTGACAGCGCCACGCCCAAGCTGACCTTCAAGCCTGTCAAGGTTCTGGAGAAGGCTGATGCGATTGCCGCCATCGAGCAGGGCAAGACCGAAGCCGCAACCAAGGCGATCACCATGACGGTGGCCGAAGCAGACGGTGTGAAAGCACCCAAGCTGGCAGCGCCCGATGCCGACCCGCTGGCCGACATGAAAGGCCCAGAGGAAGCCAAGCCTGAGAAGGTCCAAGCCGAAGCTGTGGACGAGCCTGTGGTGCGCAGCGCCAAGAAGGACGAACCCGCCGCTGGCGCGAAAGACCTGTCTTCCATCCTGAAAGAGTGGGACGACTAATGGCCAAGGGTTACTCGACCCTGACAGTCAGGGAAATCGAGGAAGCCAACCCCAAGCTGCTTGGTGTTAAGCTAGGCCGCTTGTGTGTAAAGAAGGACATCCCCGTGTCTGACGTTGCGGAGTACTTTGGTGTGAGCCGTGTGACGGTCTACGCTTGGTTCCGTGGGCAGATGGTGGTGTCCGGCAAGCATGCAGACAAGATGCAGAAACTTGTTGAGAAGTTGGCTTAATGGTTAGGGGGGACTAGGGTAGCTCCCGAAAAGGCGGGTGCCGTCACCGCCCTGTCCCAAACCCTTTTTTGACGGCGCATTGAAGGACGGCTGATGATAACGAGGAACAGCTTCCTCGCAATGGTATTGCCACCCCTACAAGAAGGGGAGCACTATTGCAGTTGGGGCAACAAAAAAGAGAATGACAAAGATCGGGTGCGTCAGCAGTTCGCTACCTCGATTGAAGAGTTGAGTGCACAGGCTGATTCGCTGCAAGCGGACGGCTACAACGCCTTCTACGGCATGGCCAAGTATGGCCCCAAGGACAGCGGTCGGTACGCAGCCAACGCGCTTTCCCTCAAGTCGTTTTTCATTGATCTGGACTGTGGTCCGGACAAGCCGTATGCCACGCTGGAAGATGGGCTTGCCGCCCTGAAGACTTTCTGCAAGGCCACCAGCCTGCCCCGCCCTACTGTCGTCCAATCTGGGCGCGGTGCACACGTGTACTGGATTCTTGAGCAACCCATGCCGCGTGACGAGTGGAAGCCGCATGCAGAACGCCTCAAGCAGTTGTGCACCGAACACAAGTTTGATATCGACTACGCTGTTCCTGCGGACGCAGCGCGTATCCTACGGGTACCAGAGACCCACCACCTCAAGGACCCCACCAACCCAATCCCAGTTGTGGTACTCCATCTCGCCGCACAGGTACCGAACGACCAAATCAAGACCGTCCTCGACCCGTCACAAGACATTTTGTCCATGTTGGACAGGTCGGAGTTCAAACGCCAGCTTGACCCGATGACGCTGGCCCTGATGGGGGCAACTGAGTCCAAGTTCAAAACGATCATTGCCAAGTCCAGCGCAGGCGAAGGTTGTGCCCAGATCGTCTACATCCTCACCAACCAAGTGTCATTGGAAGAACCGTTGTGGCGTGCCGGGTTGTCGATTGCCCAACACTGCTCTGATCGGGACAAGGCAATCCATGCGATTTCCAAAGGGCACCCCGATTACAACGCAGCCATCACAGAGCGTAAGGCCAACGAGACCAAGGGTCCGTACACGTGCGATACGTTCAAGAAACTGAACCCCAAGTCGTGCGAGGGGTGCCCACACAAGTTCACATCGCCGATCCAACTGGGCCGGGAGTTTGTTGAAGCCACTGAGGAAGATAGCGTCGTCACCGAGGTGGAGACCGCAACCAACGAAGAAAAAACCTACGTCATCCCCAAGTTCCCGTTCCCGTTCTTCCGTGGCAAGGCGGGCGGTGTGTTTGTACACACCAAGAACAAAGAGGGCGAAGACATTGATGACGTTGTGTATCCATACGACTTCTACGTGGTCAAGCGGATGCAGGACCCCGACATGGGGGAGACGCTTCTTCTGCGATTGCACTTACCAAAAGATGGCGTGCGTGACTTCATCATGCCGCTGGCCAACGTGCTGTCAAAAGAAAAATTTGTGGGGAAGATCGCCGAGCATGGCATCACAGCCCTCGGCAAGAAACAGGATGTACTTATGCAATACGTTGCTAAGTGGGTAGAGGAGTTACAGATGCAAGGCAAGGCCGAAAAGGCGCACAAACAGTTTGGTTGGCTGGAGGATGACTCCGGCATCATCGTAGGGGACCGCGAGATCCGAGCAACGGAGATTGTCTACAGCCCGCCGTCCGCACCCACGCTGCCTCATGTGCCGCTCTTCCAAGCCAAGGGCGATTTCCACGAATGGAAAGACATCATCAACGTCTATGGGCGTGAAGGCATGGAGTACCGGGCCTTCGCTTTCTTCATGGGCTTTGGCACCATGCTGATGAAGTTCACACCGCTCGACGGGTTTCTCCTCAACTTGGTCAGCCGTGAGTCAGGCTCCGGCAAAACCACCATCTTGCAGGCGATCAACAGCATATACGGGCGCCCCAAGGAACTCATGCTGGCCCCTAAAGACACATACAACAGCCGCATGCAGCGTCTGGGCACCATGCAGAACTTTGCCGTGACGATGGACGAGATCACGAACATGGACCCCTTGCAGATGTCCCAGCAGATTTACGACGTGACTTCCGGTCGCGGTAAGAACCGACTTCGCCAGCATGACAACGCTGAACGCACCAACCACACCAAGTTTCAGACGGGCATGGTGACATCCTCCAACCGGTACGTGACTGACGCGCTGCTCTCCGTCAAAGGATTCCCGGACGGCGAACTCAAACGTATCTTGGAGATCAACGTCAAGCAAGACACCCGCGACGATGCCACATGGGCACGACAACACTTCGGTAGGTTGATGACCAACTACGGGCATGCCATCGACCCGTTTGCTCAAGCACTGGTGGGCCAACTGCCTATGGTGCAGGCCATGCTCAAGGATGTGCAAGAGCGTATCGACAAGGCTGCGGGCATCCGCAACTCGGAGCGGTACTGGGCGCTGATGGCTTCGCTGGCTATGGCAGGTGGTTCGATTGCCAAGCACCTCGGGCTACACGACATCCCAACGCGGCCTGTGTTTGATTACGCCGTCAACCTCATCAAAGAGACCCGTGAGCGCACACAGGAGTACATGTTTGACAACGAGGAATTCTTGGGCGCGTTCTTGCAACGCCACTTCCATGAGATTCTGGTCATCAACGGTAACACCGACAAGCGCACTGGCCTTGACCACGCCCCAATCCGTGAGCCACGTGGTGCACTGACCGCACGCTATGAACCGGACACCAAGATGCTGTACGTGGTAGTGCGTAGCTTCCGTGAGGACTGCGCTAAGGTCATGGCCAACTTCGAGGAAGTTATCACGCCGTACAAGAAGAACAAGGCGCTCGTGGACATCAAGAAGAAACGCATGACCGCAGGCACGGTAGCCAATACCCAGGCGCCTGTGAACGCCTTGTGCTTCGATACAACCAAGCTGGACTTCTTCAAGGAAAGCGTGCTGATTGAAGGCGATGGAAGTACTGGGCCTGCCACTGCTGATTGAGTGGGAGAAGTTCCACCCCGGCACCTCGATGTTCATCCCCTGCCTAGACCGCAGGGCGATGGAGCGGTTTATCACACGCGAACTAGCGCGACATCGTTTGAACGCTGTCTGTAAACAAGTTGTAGAGGATGGAGTGTACGGCTTGCGGGTTTGGCGGGTTGATGGTATAGTCAGCCCCGCACTCTCCTCACGTTAACTCCTGTTGAGGTTTAAGCCCCGGCTAATCACCGGGGCTTTCTTTTTAGTCCTCTTCGTCGAAGAACTTATCGACGATCTCGGCACGCAGCTTCTTGTTGAAGCGTACACCGTGGATCATGTCCTTCTCGGCAGCCTTGCGGGCTTTAATGGACCGTTCAATGGAGTTCTGGTCGATCTTGAACTTCGGGTGGTGCTCGTTGAAGCTCATGCGGCGTTCGTTGGCTTCCTGCAACAAGTCAGAATCCCCGGCAGTGTGGGCCATGTCGTACATCTGCAAGATCTGAGTGCGGCGGCCCTGCACCTCACGCTCGAATCCTTTTGCTGCTTGTACGCGCTCATACTGGCTGGACAGGTCCGCAGGGGTGAAGCCGATCATCTGCATCATGGAGTTGTAGGCGCCGATGTCTTCCATCACAGGGTCGCCCTTGAGGGTGGTCGCCCCCTCTACCAGATACCGCATGCCCTTCATTCCGTTACGGAAGAAACTTGGAGCGGCAGTCTCCAGCGCACGTTCAATATGCCCGTCCTTGAACATCTTGATGGCGTTACCAGAATTCACTGCAATCGAACCAAGGGGTCCCAAGATTTGCTGCATAGCAGACAGCACGTACCCGTGCTCAGCAACCCCTCGTGGGTCGTCCCGGAAGATCAAGTCAGTGGCGATGCCGGAGCGGTTAGAGACCTCGACGTTCATGCCGTAGTTGATCAAGCCTTTGTACGCCATCTCCCCGAAGGAGTTGCGCAGGAACTCGTCAAAGTCAAACGGTTCGTCATCGTCACCCATGAGGGCCGCCATCATTGTGAAAAATGTAGAGATGGCTCCGTAGAAGGGCATGCCCTTAACCCCAGCAAACACAGTGGCCATGCCGTAGGTAGCAAGCAACTGGTGGCGAGCCGCCCGTTTGACTTCAGGGGTCTCCCCCTTGGCGGCTTGATGAAACGCGCGGGCCATGACATACGCACTGTTCCACGCGAACGATTTGAACGTGAAGAACATCCGGCCCAGCGGAGTCTGCATCCACTTGGGACCCGTGGCAGCCATACCGGACGTGTGGGCGTCTTTCACGGTGTTGAGCGCGTAGCGGATAGCTTGGGCTTCGCCCATACCTTGCTGCATGGCGAGGTCGTAGGCCGCGATGGCAGTAACCCCACGGTTGTATCGTTCTGAGGCAGTGAACGGTTTGGACAAGAGCTCCATCACACGTGCCTTGACACTGGTGAACTGATCCGTAGACTGCCGACGACCTTCCAACACTTCCCGAGCGGTCGTATGCTCAAGTTGTCCGTGATCCATCAGTGTGTCGTACAGCTTCTTGTACTTCGGCATCTGACCCCAGTTGTTGTGCGCTGTCTTCAATGCAGAAGTCATGGCAGCCGTAGTGTTGCCCCAACCGAACTTGCCGGTGAGCAGCGGGTAGACCATCATGGGCAGCGAGGTCAAGTTGACCAGTGCGGAAGAGATGTTGCCAGCGATGAACTCGAAGTAGCTCAGAGCCGTACCCGCATGCACCAGCGTTCCAAAGTTCGGGTTGTGGAAGAAGGCCGATTGCCCGAGCACGTTCTCGGCCACGGCACGCAGTGTATCGTCCCCAGAGACACGAGCTTCTTCTTTCAATTCAGCCAGTGCGCGGTCGATCTCCGGCACGTACTTGGAGTTAGCCAGCTTGCGTGCATAACGCACCATGAGGTCGCTGTACCCACGGATGATGTCGCGCTCCATACCCAGCTTGTTCTGTGACTTCATGAACTGCTTCATGAGCGATTCGGCGGGGAACGTGGACAGGTACGCTTGGTACACACCGTCAAGCTGCTCTTGACTTGCGCCCTGTTGTTTAAGCTGCTGCATCACCTGCATGATGAAGTGTGTGGGCGGCAGGTTGTCACCAGTGAACCGAGCGTCTTCGACGTTTTGGTACAGACGATGTTGTGTACCTTTAGGCATTGAATCCACGAACTGCTGTCGCTCGCGGGAAGACTCAAACGCAGAAGCAGCCGGTTCCCCCGTGGTCGGGTCAGTGTATTCAACCCAGTAGTTGCCGTGACGCAAGAAGGGAATGTAACCAACGACAGGCTTCTGTGTCTGGAACATCTGGGCCAACTTGGCAGCGAGCGCTGGGTGTGCCCGCTGTGCTGCATCTGTCAGCAACTGCTTGTACTCACGGAACGACGCATCGTACTCGTTGCGGATGGTCGCATAGACCTGACGCACGTCTGCGGGTAGTGCGTTGAACTCCTGCTTGAGACGTGAGTATGCGGCTTGGTTTTGTGCCGTCGGTTGGAACTTGGGGTCCAGCAGATCTACTTCTTCCAAGCGAGCGTTCACAGCAATGTCGTTCAAACGCTTCATCGCTTGCGGATGTTGGCGGGCCACGCGTACAAAGTGGCGGTAGTTGCGGTTGGCAGCACCGATCTTCTTTTCCTGCATACCAGCACGCAGTTCAAGTGCATCCAGAATCTTCTGAATAGCGGGGAGCGCGGAGCCGTACATGTCGCGCAAGTTGTCCAATCGCAGCAGGCCAAACGCAGCTTCCTTGAACCGCCCGTCTTTCAGATTGGAGAAAGCGTTCTTGGCGTCTTCGATAGTCTGCTTTGTTGCAGCGGGCATATCGCGTGCGATATCAGCAACTTGCCCAAGAGCGCCCTGACCGCCAATCATGAACAACTTCTCAGCGCCGGTCGGTTCTACATCTGCGGAAATATCAAGAGCACGTTCAACGAAATCCAGACCGGTATCAAAAGCAGAAGTCTTGGGCGTGAACCCAAGGAACTCAGCAATCCTGCGCATGACGTAGCGGAACATGCTCTCACTGCGCGGGGTCTTGATCGCTTTGAGCGCGGCTTGGAACTGTGGGTTACCCACCAGTTCGGCTGCAAACTCTTGCAGGTCTTTCGCACCGTAGGCAGCGCCGAGGCGGTCTTGGATCTGCACGAAAAACTTCTGGAAGTCCTTGGTCAGCGGGTGGTTGGAGTTATTAAGGACGTGGGAAACAGCAGCGTGGATAGCTTCATGCACAAACGTGTGTGCATTCATGCCATTACGGGGGTCCAGCGTAATCGTGTTGGTGGCGGGGTCGTAGGAGCCAGCTTGACCGCCCTCGACAGGACCGATCTCAATCTTCACATTCAAGTTCAACGAACGCAACTTGCGTAGGACTTGCTTGATCGCCGGGTCCTTGATCTGATTGAGCATGCTGCGCAGCAGACCGTTGAAGTCACCTTTGTTGGCCAAGTCAGCGTCGGCTTGGTTGAACGCTGGGCCTTGGTATGCAGGGTTGAATAGCTTGCGTCCAAGCGCAGTGGGCACCTTGCCTTTGTTGAGCACCCCAGTCAGCGTCTCGAAGATTTCATCCTCAGAGACTTCACGCTTGGTAGGTTTTTCAGCTTGGGGGGCAGCGGCCTTCTCTTCCTTGATCTTGGCCACACGTTGTCGGGCCTCACGCTCAAAGTTGTTGCGGGCCTGACGGCTCATCTCAGACAGGAATGTGTCCCGCTGTTCTGGCGTACTGCGACCCAAGATGGCAAGGGCTTCGTCTGGGTCCATACCCGACTTAGCGATGGCGTCCTTGATGGCCTGCATCTCCTGCTGGTTCTTGCGCTGTTGCGCAGGGTCGTTACCTTCTTGGCGCGACACATCTTGCAGGCGGAAGAACTCGTTGATCAGGGGAGGCAGGCGCAGCGTATTGTGCGCGTCGGTCCCAGCGTGAGATTCGGACGGCACGTCAGCGTCAGACAGCCCAGCCTCACGGGCAGTAGCGCGTAGCTGCTCGGTCAGCAGATCATCGGTACGCTGGTCAACTTCCTGTGCGAAGGTAGCCTGCTCCTTGAGTGCGGTCTCGGTGCCAGCCTCGGCCTTGGCCAGATCAGTCTTGGCCTTCTTGCCGAGTTCGGCGGGTTCAGCGGGGGTGGCTTCTGTCAGTGCACCGGGCTGCTCTCCTTCTCGTACAGCAACGTCTCCAACAACCTCTCTAGGAGAAACCATTCCACTTGGTTCAGTTCCTTCAGCGACTGCGGCGGCTCCAGCAGCGGGTTCGCTAGGTACGACAGCGCCTGCTCCAGTTGACTGTTCGACAGGTCTTGCAACATCGGTGGCTCCTTGGAACTCGGGACGCTTGAGGAAGGCGTCGATCTTTTCGGCAGCACCAACGGCGGGTTTGCCTGAAGCATATGCTTCCAGAATAGATTTGACCTCCGCAGCTTGCGCGGGATCAGTCAGGTCTTTGCCAGCCAGCGGACCATCTGCACGCAGGATACGAGCGGTGGGGCCGACACCAATCAGTTTGCCGAACACCTTCGGGTCATCAATCTTGGTGATGCTTTCAAGGGAGGGGGTCGCGGCCTTACGTATCTTAGGCTCTTCTACAGAAGTTGTTGTAGGTTGAGCCGACGTTTCTTTAACAGTAGTTTCTGTAGCGCTAACTGGTGTTTCGGGCTCCACAACGGGTTTCGGACCGCGCTTGGCAGCCAGTGCATCCATCTCTTCGCGGGTCTGTGCGATGGTCTGGGCCAAGGGTGATGGTTGTTTTGCCAACGCAAGCAGATCGGTCGGTACGTCCGTCAGTTCCCCAATGGCTTTTTTCAGGGTAGCTTGGTCAGCCTTGAGGGCCGCAGCTTGGCGCTTCTCCTCCTGCCGAGCGCGGTTGATTGCAGCTTGGTTCTCTGCGGCAGCGGTGCGTGCTACTTCAGTTTGGTCTACAGGTGGAGTGTACTGGCGATCTTGCAGCGCAGCCAGTTCTGTCTGCTCAGCTTCCCCGGCCAAGATAGCTTCCGTGTCGGCGGCTTTTTGTGCCTCTTGGGCAGCGAGGAGTTCTTCCTTGGCGCGGCGACGGTCTGCCAATGTGGCGTTGCGGTCGGCCATCACTGCGTCATAACGACGCTGGCGCTCAGCAACAACCTGTGCACGCTCAGCCACACCCCCAGCACCACCAAACGCCCCACCGGCCACAGCCCCACGAACCGCGCTCTCCATGATGCGGTTCCACTCTTTGCTCTCAAAGATCTGCGGGTTCTTGGCAACGAAGTTCTCAGCAGCGATGCTGATGGCTTCTTGGGCGCCTTCGGTCAAACCTTCGCCGGGGACTCCTTTGATTGCGTTGGCCGTCACGGTGCGCAGCAGACCCTTGTCCATGCCGGACTTCTCCAGCATTTTCTCGACGATACCCATCTTGACCGGGCCGGTCAGTCGTTTGGCCAACGAGGCAGGCAGTACGGAGTCAAGCGCAGCAGCACCAGCGCCGAAGATCGCAGAGGCACCGGGGGCTAATTGACCAGTCTCTTGGTAGATGTTCTGGAAGACTTCCGGAGCGTTTTGTGCGTAGGCGCCAAGGAACGTACCCGCATTGACAGCGGCGGCTTTGCCAGCCATACCCAGACCAGCGCGAGTAGCCAGACCAGCAGCACCCACGCCGGGGACAAGCGATGTAGCGATGTTGGGGACTTGTTCACCGATGGTTTCAAGCGCAAAAGGAAGGTAGTCTCCGATACCTTTGACATCTGACAAGCTCTTGTACTGAGCGGGCATCGTCCTTGCGATTTCCTGCTCCGTCTGGGCAGCCTCTTCCATCTGCTTGCGGGCGTACTCGTCAAAGCCAAGCGCAGACGCCCCCATCGCCGGGACGATATCACCAAAGGTCGAACCCAGTCGTTTAACCCCACGTTGGACACCCTTGCTAAGGATTTCCCCCATTGAGTAGTCTTGCTTAATAAGGTCCTCTGGAGAGGACATCATTTGCCGGGCGACTGCCCCAAGTTTTTGCGCGGCTTCGGTGTCCCCGGCGGCGTCCGCACGTTTGATTGCTTGAAGGACGCTTGCTAATTCCATGTGGGTTCCTTACGGGTTAAGGTACTTGGCTACGCTCGGATCAGACAACAGTTGCTGGAGTGCCCCGCTCGGTTGCGCCCCCGTTGCGGGCGCCCCACCTCGGATTTGGTTAACCTGCGCAACGCGGCTTCGTACCAATTCTGCCACTTTATTGTCCAATGCGGCTTGGAATTCTGGCGTCTTCTCCGCGCTCTTGCCTTTCTGGTCGATGAGCATCTTGCGGTATTGCTCAAATGCAGGGCTAGAGCGGGCGTTCTCGATCTCCTTACTAAGCTGCTCCGCAGTGAAGCCACCCTTCCCACCGGCACCGGCCATCAGTGCCTCCAGACGTGCGTTGGCCGCGCCAAGCGTAGCCCCTGCGTGGATATTTGCCACATCCAGATTTGTCTGGCGGTGCATGATGGCTTCCCACTGTTTCTCAGCAACCCCAAACTCTGTACCGTAAGCCGCAGCAATAGCGTCCGTACCGTGCAAGTCACGCTTGGACTTGGCCTCATCAGCTTTGGTCAGCAACTCAAGCTGCTTATCACGGTCACCCAGTTTCTCTGCGCGGCGAGCCTGCTCGATGTAGGCCATCTGCTTTTGGTTTTCTTTCTCAGCCTTCTTGAGATCCTTCATCGCTGCTTGGTAGTCCTCAGCGCCCGCCATTGCGCCCTTACCAATGTTCTGCAAGGCATGTGGGGAAGTGCCCGACATCATGGCAAGACCAGCTTTGAACAATGCCATAGCTTTGGCTTCTTCGCGGTCGGCGCCGAACTGCTTGGCTTCTGCCTCCAGGGACTTCTTCATGTCCTCGAAGGCTTCTCCTTTGACGCTGCCCATAAGCTGCTCGCGCTTGCCCTGCAACTCCTGCTGCCGTGCATCTTCACGGGCGCCGAAGTCTGCGTACAGACGTTGCGCAGTGTCAGCCATAGAGCTTTGTGGGCGCTTGGCCATGAGGGCGTCAATACCAGCAGGGCGCGGTACCGCAGGGGTGGCGGGTCGATCAATTACAGGAGGCGTTGTAACCGTAGCAGGCTGCCCAGCTACTGCGTAGTCTGCGCGACGGGTGGCCGTCTGGCTATCGTACGGGGTGGCTACCGGTTCTGCTGGGGACCCCGCACGGGCCTGTGCCTGTTCTTGCAAAGCGCGATACCGCGCCTTCTCAGCGGGGGTGATATTGGGTTGCCCAAACAACCAAGCGAGCGGGCCAGTGAATGGGCCTTTATCCTCAACGTCACCACCTTCATCAAACGCAACGATACCACCGCCCGCGTAGTTCTGCGGGAGATTTGTCGGCATGGACTCAAGACCTTGAGCCTCACCCATGACTTGAGCGGCAATAGGCGGTTGGCCTTGAACCTGAGGATGCTGCATGGTCTGCGCAAGCATCATCTGCTTTTGCTGTTGAACCTTTTCTTGGATCAGCGGGACGGCGATGTAAGCAGGGATGATCCCGTGCTGCACACCTTGCTGAAGTTCTTGCACGGAGTAACGACCGGGGTTCTCCAGAATCTTCTGAGCGATACCTTGCATGATTAAGCTCCTGCCAGTGCGCGGTCCATAGCCAACCCAGCGATACCACCGGAGGCCATTTTCAGGACGGGTTCATTGTTGTAGGCCAACTGACCCGCAGGACCAGAAGCCGGATTGGGGGCGCCACCGTCGGCCATAGTGATTTCGCCACCGTCGGCAAAGCCAAGTGCGCTGCTGATACCACTACCAATGCTGGACAGATTGCCAAAGATGCCGCCGCTGTCTTTCAGCAAGCTGTTGAGGCCCAGCCCGGTCGTAGCCAGACCAGCCAACTGAGATGTCAAACTCGGAGCCTGCTGGTAAGTCTGCTGTGCCGTCGTAGTGATCGGCAAACCACTCAACATGTTCTGCATGAAGCCAAGCTGCATGTACGGGTACTGCTGCGCAGTCTGGTAGTTCTGCACGCCCTGATTGATGACGTTCTGGTTGAGCTGCTGTTGCTGCTGGCCGTACTGGTTTTGCAAGTTAGCGATACCGGTCTGCGCTGCCAGTTGTCCGGCGCCGAGCTGACCCAGTTGTCCTGCGCCAGTGATGCCCGCCTGCGCACCTTGCAGCCCCAAGTTTGCGACATTCTGCATCGCCTGCTGGGCTTGCTGGTAGGCGTTCTGAGAACCGGTTGCTTGAATGTTTGCGAGATTGCGTTGCAGATCCGCGTTAGCCTGAGAACGCTGGATGTAGTCACGAGCGCCACCGAACGCGCCCGACTTGGCAGCTTGTGCTTGTTGTGTTTGACCCGCGATGTCAGCTTGGCGCTTGGCCTGCTGCATCTGGGTGTCCACCACGTTTTGGTAGTACGGCGACATGAAGGCAGCCGTAGCGTAGGGGTCCGTGGCCATCTGACCGTAACGGTTGCCCGCACCAAGGGCGCTCAGAATGCCTGCGTTTGCAGCCTGCGTACCCATGCCGTACTGACCGGGAGTCTGCATCTGGCCTGCGGCCTGATAAGACTGTTGCTGCAATGGAGTAGCTGCCGCAAAGTAATCCGCCGGGTTGTAGCTGTAGGGCGTGTACCCACGCAACCCTGTGACGTTGCCGGACTGGTCTGTGTTGAACAACTGGCCCATCGTGGCGCCAAGCATCGAGCCGACATAAGGCTGTGCGTACCCAGCAATACCTTGCTGCTGGTTTGTCATCGAATACGCGGGCAGGTTGGTCGTAGGTTGGCCGCCCCATGAACTGCCCATAGGTGCAGTGGTGGTTGGAGTTGTGGTCGTAGGTGTTTTTGCAACCGGTGTCGGAGGTGTGAAAAACTGCCCCGTGGGGGAGGCTGCGTTATACCGGCTCTGCACGTCGGCCTGGGAAATGCCTGTGGCCTGCGCCATTTGCTCGGGGGATACGCCGTACTGGTTCATAGCCGACGCGATCTGCGCGTCTGACATACCGGGGTTAGCGGCTAAGTAGCCTTGAATGTCTGCGGATGTATAAGCCATGATTGCTCCTTACGCGGGCATGTGTTTTTGGGCATTGATCTCTTTGCCCTGTTTCTTTGTGCCGGTGCGCGACTGCCGCACACGGTCTAGCATCTTGTACAACTGACGTGCGCCTGCATCGGTCGAACCGTTACCAAGCCCAGACACCACATCCGCTGGAATAACAAATTCGCCATCCGCAAGACGTGCTGGCTGTTTACCCCCGATTGTCGCAGGGATGCTATCGCTCATACCGTCACCGCCACCCTTGAGCATGCGGCCACCATCGGAATAGGAGCCAAGATCGGCAATACCTCCTCGGGCAAACTGACCAAGCTGCGCGATACCCGCTTGTGGGACACCGGTACCAGTAGGCATGCGGGCCGCGTATGCAGCGTTGTTCAATTCCGCAACAGAGCGTTCCCACGGGTTCATCGCCGCCAGTTGGGCTTTTGTGGAGTAGGTGGGTTTGGTCGAGCCACCCTTGGCCATGTTGATAGTAGGCTGCGCCTGCTGTGCACGCAAGGCATCCGCAACGGTCACAATGCCCGCACCGGGGCGGAACATGGCAGGGTCAGGAGTTGTTGCCTGAAACTTTGATGGGTCAAACTTATACCCAGACAGCGGACCAGAAGCATCTCCGCTGCTGATTGTGTTATTACCTTGGTTGTCGATGAGGGATTTAACCCCTGCTGCACCCCCTGCCAGAGTGGCGAGTTTTGCGAGTTTTGCGAGTGTAGAGAGTGATGGGAGCCCCGCCGCTGCCGCCGTAGTAGGTATGCTTGCGCTGGAAGTAACGCCCGTTTCATTTGCCGCCGCTGCGGTAGCGGCATCCCCAGTGCCGGTAGCCGGGTTATAGCCCCCGCCCACATCAATGTTATCGGCGCGAAGCGCATCGGGGGTTGTATTTGCAGCAGGGTTCCACCCACCTCCAGCGTCGATGTTGTCGGGTAAACGGCTGTTCACCAAGTCGTTGAGTTGCTGCACGGCGCCGGGGCTATTAGCCATCAGGTCGGCTATTGCTGTGTCATACGCAGTGTTTGTGCCGTACTCGGGCAATAGACCACCAGCAATATCCGCATCGGCAGCGGCTTGTAGGGTGGCCGCATCTGTAACGCCTGCGTTCAGGGCTTGTGAGAGTTGACTACCGGCATACCCAGCGGCGCCACCAAGCAATGCGCCTTTCAGGACATCCTGGCCGGTCAAGGCGGCAATCCCACCACCTGTTGTTGCCCCTGTGGCAGCAGCAAGCTGAGCGCCGGTCAAGCCAGTAGCGCCACCGATAAGATTGCCCAATCCCGGAGCGAGTGCACTGGCGATGACGGGCAGGAGGGGCTTTACCGTGCTGCTGAAAAAGGACTCACCCGCGTAGGGTTGATACCCCAACAAGTTGCCAGAAGCGTCGTACTGAGCCGTGTAATCTCGCCCGTTGATATGCTCAATGCCACCGGAAAAGCCAGCAATACCAGAACGAGCCCCCGCATTAGGGTCATCCCCGCCAGTACCAGCGGTGGTACCGTAAATGGGGTTTACCGTCTTTCCGTCGATGGTATAAATACCATCGTCATACTGCCGTCCTTCGGAATCTGGGGCAGGGGTGTAAGAAATCGAGGGGGTTGCCATGATGTTACCCTATAAGATGCTTTGATCGTATCATGTGGGCAGGTTCGACACAAACGTAATCGAACCGATAGCGGAGGGGGTTGCCGGGTATGGCATGGGGGTTGTTTGGGCAGCCCGATAGTCAATGAGGACCCCCAGTGCACCCCCAGACGAAGCTGCTGCGTCGGTCCCCCACCACAAACCCACGGTGTCCCCCGCGTTCATGGCAAAAACGACCTCAGAGTAGCCGCAGACATAGCTTGCAACGCCCGCACTTTTCCGGGCCGGAAGTGTGAAAATTGTGGTGGAACCGGGCACATCGTTGGCCGGGGTCGAGTCGTTTATGCGCAGCCAAACAATCGCGTCATGAGCGGTATTGTCCGTGTTCGCAAACTGAAGGCTGTACGTGATCTTGTATAGCCCCGGCACCTGGGCGGTTGCCGTGTTGTCTGCGTTCAGTGTGAAGCCATTACCTGCATCCAGCGTGTTCCACTTGACGATTGTCGGGGTATTCGCCGCTGTAGCGTACTGCACGGCGGTATCGGAAGCCGCCACGTACGGGAAGTTCAAGTAGCGTCCGCCAAACCTGTTGAACAGGGTGGACAGCGCGTTTTGCAGCCGGTTGAAGTACAGACGCAGCACGTTGGAATACTGGTCTTGGTATCGACGTTCGTACTGATCCGTGCCCAACGGGAGGTTGGGCGGTGCCGGGTTTTGGATGGTATTTGCCATACGGGTTTACCCTAGCGTCTGCCGTCTTGGCGGACATCTATTCGCGGAGCGCCCAACTGCCACGTCGTGTTGATCTGGTTTGAGCTGATCTTGAAGATCATCTGACGCCCACGAAAGCGTGTGTAAATCTGCCCCGTGAATTCCTCGGTGATGTAGTACGCGTTGCTTTTGCGCACGGGTTGCTGCGCATCGCTTGTCACACCTGAACCGGAGTTGGTCATGCCGTACAGCTCCATCGTCACCTTGGGCTGCTCGCCTGTCGTGGGCTCTGCCGTGGAGTTCTCGAATGTCAAATCAGGAAGGATACGCCACACAAAACCAAAGTTGTGCCCGTCCCCGATATCAAACTCAGACGAGGCAATGTAGGCGTTAAGCGCAGCCGTAGTGCTTGTCTCGTTGTCGTTGATGCCTTGCTCGTGGTTGACAAGGTTGTAGCTGTACGTTGCTGCAATGGGGTAGTCACGCAGCCCGGAGTCGAGCCAAGCGGTACGACCCATCGTGCCGTAGTACCAGACTTTTTCGAGGTAGTTGTAGACAACGTACTTGTCGATGGTCGTGGAATTTGTGGAGCAGTAGAACCACCAAACCTCGTTGAACCCCTCGTTGGTTCCAGCAAACACCTGGAACTGCTGCGATTTATTGATGTCGCTGAACACATGGCGGCGCAAGTCGCAGTTGAGCGTTTGCACACGACCGTCGTACATGTAGAACTTGTCCACGCCCATCCAGTACACCACACCCGAGGCGATGACCGCAGCATTAGGGCTGACTATAGAGATATTGTCGCCCAGCAACTGAGACTGCCACACGTACGGAGGGCCGAGGTACTGCAACGAGTACACACTGGAATCTGTGATGACGACAATTTCCTGACGTGTTTGCACGCTGGTGATGATTTGTGAGCCGTGTGACAACCGCAGGCTGCCTGCTTGGTTTGCGGCGTCTGGCGTCCAGTTGTAGATGTCGTCTTGGTTTGACCAGCGAATCAACATAGGGTCCAGGGTGCTGGAGCCGTAGTCGTTCGTACCGAACACGATGACAAACCGCGAAGTATCCGAAACAGTCAGATTGTTCTGAACAAGCGGGACATCCACCGGGGTGATGGTGTGCACACCTGATTGCGTGCCGGACGTATTGATGAGGCTGCCAGCAGCGTCAAGTAGTTGGAAACTCAGTCCATCTGCGTTGAAGACGTAGTACGTGGTACCCGCAGTGATGCCAGTCGGCAAAGCGCCCGTTGTGCTGAACTGGATAGCCGCACCCTCTGTGTAGAGTACGGTTGATGTGACCACTGCCGGGGAAGCAATAGTGATGGTGGCCGTACCGCCCAGGCTGTTCAAAAGCACGCCGCGTGTAGTGACACCGCCGGTTGCATCCCAGTAGTACAAGCCCCCACCGCGAGGGCCAAACACAAGGTCTTCACCGTAGTTCATCTGGTTCCACAAACGCATCTCGCTGTATGTGGTTGTACCGTACCCCCACGTACCGGACCCCCATGCACCACCGCCCCAACCAACTACAGGAACGGCAGCCGCCGGACCCACATTCAGTTGGTATGCCGCCACCACAGCGGAACCTCCGTACGAACCCGCAGTCAGTGCAGACGGGGTGGTGATGGTGTAAGAATTGGCGTTGATGACGGTGACTTGAAACTCTGCGTTTAGAGTGGCGGCATAAGTACCCGTAGCGCCGCTGAATGTCACAAAATCGCCCGTCACGCAGCCATGCGATGCAGCAGTGACCGTCACCGTAGTCGTACCGTTGGCGGTGAAAGGGTTGGTCCCCAGCGTGGTTGTTGTCCGGATAGGGGTGATGTCGTTGTAAAAACCCCCGCGCTCAATGTAAAACTTCAGGTTCGTTCCGACACCTACGAGATTGAGAAAACCCAGCGTCACCCAGTTCCACAGGGAGCGGCAAACACCTTGGTAGGTGTACCCAGAAATCTGCTGCCAGCCACCGATGACTTCGGGATTGCCCTGACGGAAACGAATTTTGTCACACTCGTAGTACCCGCCTTCAGTTGTGTAGCGTGTATTTTCTCTGTTAATTCCGGGCTTAAACAAGATTTTCTGTAGTGGCACGTTAACCCCTTTATTTGGAAGCCACTTTTTGTGTCTTCTCGTAGGTTCGCATTCCGGCCAAACCAAGCAAGCCGAACAATACCTGCATGGTAATCGTTGGGTCGATTTCTGGGAAGCCGCCTGTGTAGTTCCAAAGCACCTGGGCCACAAACCGGGCAACCGGCTCCATGATCCCGATGTACAGAAAAGCAAAGCCGCAGCCCCAGCCAATGAAGGGGCGCCAGCCGGAGACAAACAGACTTGAGCTTGCTGCCTCGATTTTGTTGACTTCAATCTGGGCCATGTTGTTGGCCTGGGCAAGCTTCTTTTCTTCTAGGTCGAGTTTGCGCTGCTCGATCTCCATCTGCATTTTTTCTTTGTCGGTCGTGACCAGATCGCCAGCCACCTTGCCAACCGCTTCAATGACCCTTCCAATGCCGAGCAAGTCCATCACAGACCTCCCAAAGTTCGGTTGATCCAACCCAACATGAATTTTATCTGAGTGCGGTCTTTTGCCACAATGTCGCGGTATCTGGCAATCTTGGCCAGCGCATAGGCCAGCACAAACTTCACCGGATCAAACTCATTGATGAGTTGTACGGTCTTGTCGCCAATGGCTCCGTCGGGAGTTGCACCCACCACAATCTGTGCCAGGGTTTTTGCTGGCTTGCCGGTGTTGACATAGAAGTTGAAGATGGTCTCAGCAACTTTCTGGTTTGCAAGCTGGTCGCCTTTGATGTCGTCCCAAAAATGCGCCTTGTAGAAGTCGCGCACACACTGGCTCGGAGGAGTCTCCTTGCGGTCGATGTGTGCCCAACCCGGCCAGTTCGGTTGCATGTTGCGTGCAATGCCCGCATAAGTCATTCCGCCCCGGTCCCCCTCAACGTCATGCAGGACGTAGCCGCCCTCGTCGTGGATCATTTTTTCAAAAGCAGGAACAAAGTCAGCCATGTTCAGTCCTTTGTGGTGGTGACCATATCATCACCCTTACGGACAGTGACCTTGCCATCTTCCACGTCCACGCGCATCGGATGCTCCTTGCGGTCGAGCTTGTAAAGCTTGTCGATGAGTTGTCGCATGATCTCGAACTCGGGCTTGTCTTGCTTGGGAGAAGCGCCAGCGATGCCGGAGAGCATGGCAATCAGGGCCGTCAGGGCGGCGGATGCAAGCCCGATTACGGCAGCGACCTTCTCAGCTTCGAGCGCCAAACTGGCGGTGACAGCAACCACCACGATAAACGCAATGTAGAACAAGCCCTGCTTGCCAATGGCCTTACCAGCCACATCTTTGGCAGACGACTGCGCTTCCAGGCGGCTGAGTTCCGCCTTGGCTTGCGCCTTGGCTTGCGCCTTGAACAACTTCAGTTCTCGGTCTTCCATCACCCGCCTCAGGGAGCCACAGGCCAGTTGATGTCCCAAGGGAAGCCAGCTTGCGCGGTGATGTCGCGCAACGCTTGTCGGTACGCTGCCCAAGCCGCTTTGTCCACGGGGGAGTCGGCAACTTGTGTCCAGTCACACTCAGCGAGCTTAGCCTTGCGCTGGTCGCGCACCGACTGTGCTTGCGCGTCGTCTGTTGCGGCAATGGCTTCGGCGTCCATGTCGGTCACGGAATACTTGGTGTACCAAGCGCCGTCGATCTGTTCCACGCCGTCGCGGAATGCAACTTGGTAACGAGTGGGCTGAGCTTGCGGGCCTTCAAGTACGGGATCGACGCCAATCGCCTCCATGACCTCCGGGGTCAGTTGGTCGTAGGACGGCCCGTTGTTGGCGCGCAGGTAGGCCCGCAGTTCGCTTTCAAACATCACTGCGCCAGTGGCGCGGATTCGGATTTCCATTTGTTGCTCCTATCAGGCTATCGCCAAGAAAATGTAGCTTGCGCCGTTGGTGTTGATTGCCGCCAAAATAGCGGCGTTCAGTGCGAACCCGGTGGTGACGGTGGTAACAGAGCCAAGCGTTGCAGATTCAGCAGCCGTGCTGTTCAGCAACAGGTACGGGTCTGTCAGAGTTGTCATGCCGCGTGCTGTATCGTAAACATACCAATCGCCAGTACTGTCTGTACGCTTGATGAGCACGAATCGAGCGCCGCCAGTAAAGCCACAATTGATGGTCTGTGTGCTTCCGTTGCCCGTATAGCTTCCCACCTTGCTCACGCCGGGGCAGGAAGCAAAGAGGTACATGGCATATGTAAACCCAGAACCATTCACATACCCCGCATCATCAAGGTACACAGCAGATGAAGTTGGTTGCGAATAAAGCCCCGTACCGCTTCCGCCATACACACCAGAGCTTGACGCTGCGGTGGTTTGCAGATAATTCACTTTGTAATTCGACGCATTGATTTGCGAGAACACGGCCCAGTTTCCAGACACGCTCCTTGATTTGGCAATGATGAGCTCGGGCGACACTGCCAAATTATGTGACAGAGCACGATTCATCGTTGCATCACCCGTGTAGCACACCTCATCAAAGAAGCCGGGGGCGCGTCTCATTGCGTACCAAATAATAGAGCCTGTGAGAAAGAAATCAGGTTGGTATCCCGTATTGTCATCAAACACATAATTTCCAGAACCAGAACTTGATTCAGCACTTGTTGCAGAAGTTACAAGCATTCGATCTGAGCCACGCAATCGATCAAGTGATGTTGTGTTTGCGGCTGTTCCTGTTCTTAAATTTCCAAGCGCCAAATCAACAGGAAAACCAGTAGAAATTGTTGTGTTATCGGCAGACACCGCACTTGGCTTAAACACCTTAGTCCCATCCGTAGGCACTTTCATCGGGCCGCGACGGATGGCGATGTAGATGTAGGTGAGAGAAGCATTAAATCCAGTTGGATCGTTTTGAAAGCCTGTGGCTGTTGGGCTTATCACAGAAGATGTTGCTTCTGCTGCGGAAGATTGCGCTTGTAAATACGCATCTGCACCAGAAGCCAATGACATACCTCGCATGGTGTCCAACATAATCCATGCGCCGCCAGCCACACCTTTGTACATCACAAATTGTGGCTCGTAACCAAGATTGACTGAAAAGTTACCAGAACCATCAGTCGTAAACGACCCACACGAAATCACATTGTCCGTGCCAGTCAGACCAAAGCCGCCTGCGTTGTGGGCGAACAGGTAGGCAACGTAGGTTTGCCCAGGATCGTTCACTGCGCCGTTATTCCCGACCGTGAAGACCGTGCTTGTCGGGGTTGTGTTTGCCCAAGTGTTTCCCGTCGCCTGCTGAGCATCAGTGACGTTTAATTTCAGTCTGTAGTCATTTCCGATTGACTGGTGGTAAACCGCCCAGTCTGTCACCGTTGAAGTGCATTTGACGATGATGCAGCCGGGGACAGACCCAAGAGAGTGCGCAATATTGCGAGGGGTTGCTCCGTCGCCGCTCCACGTCACCACATCAAAGAACTTCGGCTGCTTGCGGAAGGTCCAGGAGACAAAGTTGTAAGGGCTTGCGTTGCTTTGACCGCTGACCCCCAAGCTAAAGCCATTGGAGTTAAAAGCCGTTAGTGAGTTGGTATCCGTTGATTGTGCAACAGTTGCGTCTGAATAAAGGATTTTTCCCGTTCCACGAAGGGTGTCAAACAAAGTGTGGCTTGTTGCCCTATCCCTGGGTTTCGTCCACACCAAGCCACCTTTACCCGCCAGATCAATCCCGTTGGTGATCGTCTGAGCAGCGCCAGTGCCGGTGTAGAGGTACGTACTGAAACATGACTCTATATAATTAGGAACCGCAGCCACGCCACCTGCATATGCGTCGGCTGATATATTACCTGTTGTTTCCTGAAGCGGCATGTTTATTCCTTGTCTTTGCAGTTGTCAAAATGCCAGCGTTTGGCTGTGTTGACTGCTACCAATTTATGGCAGTGTGGGCATTCAATTTTTGGCTTTGGAATACCCTTGCGTTGTTCGCTCATTTTTGCACGCGCTTCAGCAGATTGTGTTTTGCCCCGCATCGGACTTGGGCGACCAAGCAATGATTCAGACAATCTGCGTTTGTGCTCAGCCGTAGGACGATATGTCATCGACAATCTGGCTTTTGCCATACTAGCTTTGGCTTCTTCCGTTCTTGGCTTGCGCATTTTCTGTTTTGTCTCTTCAGAAAATATACGTCCAATTTGACTTTTGGAAGCATGTTGTTTGTGTGCTTCGCTGTGCTTGTAACCCTGCGCACCATCGCCACCATCCGTCATGTTTGTCAACGGAATGCCAATGTCCCGCATCTCAGCAATCAACAGCACTTCCAAATCAATCGCTTGAGCATCCGTCACGTTTTCTTCCACCTTTATGATGGTCGGCTCCATGCCAAGTGAAAACAACTTGCGGATTTTGTTCAGCTTTAATGACTTGCGTTTGGTGTAGTACTTGGCTTCGTCTAAATGGAAGCGGCAACGATTGCCCCTGCCTTTTCCGACATAGAAAGGCTGATTGTTCCGAGGATCAACCAGCATGTAAACGTAAGACTCGTTCATCACTTGTACTGTGTCAGGCTTGCCAGAACAGTGTATGTTGCGACTGCAGTCTTGACCACAGCGAAACGATACACATCCAGTCCAGAAGCGTTACCAGCGGTCGGAGCGCCGCCAATCCACTTAGGCGTTACCGATGCGCCATCAATCGTGATTGCGTTGTTGTAGTAGGCCGTAGAGCCTTGAGTCGTAATCAGCGTGAATGTTACAGACTGACCCGTAGCCAAAGCAGTATTGAGCGATGTGCCCGAACTGAAAGCAATGTTCAGTGTCCAGTTGTTTGCGGCGTTGCTTGTGTAGTACTGAACAGCGCCAGACTGAATGTAAAAGTTGGTCGTTGCAGAGGGTGCGGCGGCAACTACGTTGACCGTTTCATTGGAGTCCAGCAGCGACGCGCCGAACGTACTAGATGTGCCATTGAAGGTTTGGGTTGCCGTGAACGTAGTTGCTGTGCCTGGGGCAACATAATCCGTGCCTGCTGTAGCGTTGGCGAGTGCCCCACCGGAGTTGGCTTTCAGGAGGGCCGTACCGGAAGGCGGAGCCAAATAATCGGTACCCGCAGTGGCCGCGCTCATAGCAGCGCCGTTGCCTTTGATAATGCCCGTCACGCTAGTTGCAAGGGTCAATGCGGGAGTGGCGCCACCAGAACTTGTACCAGTGAACCCGTTGGCTGATGCCACAGACACAGCAGTGACGGTGCCCGCTCCGGCAGTACTGGTCGCAACTTTGACAAAATCAGAACCGTTCCAAGCGATCACGCACTTTTCGCCGTTGGCAACAGAAACGCCCGTGGTCGGGCCTGCACCAACCACGTTGACTGCAAATCCGCCAGTTGTTGCATTGATGACGGTGTACTCTCGGCTAGAAGCAGGAACCGTGATGGTCCGCGCTGCGGTGCGTGCACCTGTGCAATTGATGATGGCGTATTGCGCCGAGCCTGTTGTACCTGAACCCACTTGCGCGAGGTTGGTTGCGCTTGAATTTCCGTTGGTGACGGTCAGAGTGACATTCGTGTCCCCTGTAATGGACTGCGTTCCTGCTACAGCCACATCCACGACGGAGGTGATGGCGTTGTCCACCATGTCGCCCCAGGTGCCAGAAAGCTCCCCTTGTACGGGGAGGGCCAAGCCCAAAAGTGAGGTGTACGCTGTCGTCATTTCATTTCCTTACGGTAAAGTCACAATGTCCGTCCATCCCGGAATCTGTGACGTGTCGGTATCCGTCCATGACGGATTTTGACTGTTGCTAATATTTTGCCAGTTTGCATTCTCGCTGTCATCCACAAGACTCCAGTACAGAACGCCGAGACTTCCGACAGCCCCGGCAGCTTCGGTGCCGGTCAAAGATATGGTACGTACGCCCATACCAACCGATCCAACGGCACCCGTTGCTCCTACACCTGAAAGGGTCTGCCCAACAACAGGGACTTCATCTCCAATCAGGCCGTGGCCCATGACGCCCGTAAGCGCCACAGTGATGCTCTTTCCTACTGTTCCAACCGCACCCTCGGCCTGAACGCCGCCAGCAACCCACTGGAACGTCAACGAGTCAACAGCGCCGTCAGTTTGGACGCCCGTGAGCGCGGGGGCCGCAGCCGGGGCGACATCGCCAACAACGCCAGCAGCCTGCACACCCGTCAGGGCGGCAGCGTAAGCAAACCCAACATCTCCAACCGCGCCAGAGGCTCCGACACCAGACAGCGCCACCGTGCGGGAAATCCCAACAGTGCCAACTGCGCCGTTGGCAACGACGCCATCTTCCTGCTCGGAGGAAGCCCCCGTAACTGCCCCAACATCGCCGGTTGCCCCGACGCCGTATAGCCCAGATTCGCGCCCATGGATACCAAGCTCTCCGGGCAACCCGGTAGCGAACACCCCCGTAAGGGCAAACTGCCGTTCCGCAACTGCAACCGAACCAACCGCACCATCGGACTGAACACCGGTGATGGCAGCGTAATAGAACGTGGCCCCAGCAACCGAACCAATCGCGCCGGATGTGGTGACGCCAGTAAGCGCTAAAGTCTGAGCTACCGATACCGAACCTATCGAACCCGCAGTTGCGACACCGGCTATGGCCCGCGCTTGGCTTGTTGTAACCGACCCGACCGCACCTGTGCCACCGACGCCGGTTATAGCAACGGTGACACTTACACCAGTAGTACCTACTACGCTAGATGCAGCAACGCCTGAGATGGCCGATTGCTGGCCGCCCCAAGTGTTCTCACCCCACGCGCCGGAACCCCATGCGGTTGTCATGGCCCAGCCTCCTTAGAAGCTGGATCAGGTCGTAGCCAGACGGATCAGCGCGGTGCTTGTGGTGTTCGACGGCATCGTCAGAGTGAACGTACCGGCGGTCACAGTCTGCGAGCCGAAGGTGTGGACGCTCACAGCCTTGTTGGACTTCGACGAGTTGTAGATCAACACGGCGTCAAACGCGGTCGTCAGGGTCACGTTGGTGTACGTGATGCTGGCACTGGGGGTCCAGTATGCCGTGCCTGCCGTGGCAGAGGCATTTGTTGAAGCCGGAGCATTTGCGTTGGTCACCGTCACACCACCAGCAGTGTAGTTGGTGCCAGACACTTCACCAGTCGAAGCGTAAGCCGTGGTTGCAGCATTCTCTGTAGCCGTAGTCAGGTACAAAGCCGCTTTGAACGTGTCGCCAGTCGAAGGTGTGAAGTTGTGTGTGCCGGTCAGGAGTTCCCCCATGAACGACGTGCACATTGCTTGAGTGTTGCTCATTCGAGCCTCCTTACGCGATTGAAGCTGCCTCAGCAGCAAGGGTTACGGTTTTCTTTAACGTCACATGTACGGAGCGATGCACAAGCTCACCCTTGTGCCAATACTCGGTCCACGTCGTAAACTCGTTGTCATTATCGATGGAACCTTCTTTTTTCTCAAGAAGAGAGTCGTCCATTTCGCCTTTTGTGGTGGTGACAAGTGCCATGTTTGTCCTTACGCGACACGAACTATCGCATCATTTGCATTTGCTACGGGGAAAGTGATGGTGAACGTCTGGTTGAGTACTGATTTGTCAGAGCCAAAGTCCAGCACAGCAACGGACTTGTTTGCCTGCGTGCTGTTGTATATCAACGCTCCGCGTGCAATGAATGTCGCTGACGCCCATATAGCCGGTGCGAACGAGATATACGCGGTCGGCACCTGTTGGTTATTGATTCCGTAAGTCGGAGTCTGGCTGATAACCAACTCTAACCCACCTGCGGTGTATCCGGCCCCAACCACCTCATTATCTGTGGTGTACGCCGTAGTGCTCGGGCCAATAGACGAATTGCCCGTGTACAGGGCGATCTTGAACGTATCAGCACCTGTCGGCCCAAAGTTGTGTACCGCTTGCAGTAGCTCAACCTTGAAGCTGGTCGTGGTAGTTTGTTGGATTGCCATATCAAGTCACCCCTTGGCGGAACTGACCTGACCGATATGCGTCCTGGCGCTCCATACCATCACCCAGACGTTTGGCCAGCGCAAGCGCTTCCATGTACTTTTGGTTGTACAGGGCCATCATGTCGGACTCACCCTTCATGTACGTGTACGCTTCGACCAGTGAACCGTACAACAAGACGGTATCAAAGTTGTCGCCAAGCCACGAGGTACCTGCGGTAACAATGGACTCGGGGTAGTAGTAGAAGTGAAGTTCCACACTGTAATTGGCGTCCGGGGTCGGCCCCAGAATAAGGCTCAACTCGTCGGTGATTGTGCTGCCCGATACCGTAGGCCCAAACAACGCGTAGTATTTTGGAAGCCCCGTATCCGTTGTGGGGTTCGGATATGACTGACGAATGAAGTTCACGTCCTTGTTGAGCAAGTACTCATATGCGCCAGTACCGTCGATCACAGCCAGCGAATAGACCGCAAGAAAATCGTTTGGGGCGGAGAGGTACTTATTGCCCGTCTGCACAACACCCGTCATGTTCTTTCGCAGGGACGGAAACTGCACCGAGTTGTAGACGCGCTGCTCCGTCTGCTGTACAAAAACAGGGATATTGGCGATGAAATCCGCCTCCGTGTTCTCAGTGTACGCTTGGATTGCGCTGCTCAACTCAGTGTAGTTCATGCCATCGGGCCTCGGGATTTGATACCTTTGGTAGCGGCACCAGTACCACGGATTTTGATGCCGGAAGTTTTGGTGCCTTCATTGCCAGCGGAGCGGCTGATTGCACCGACAGACATGTCCACGGTGTCAGCTTTGCTGCGGTTGGGGCGACCTTCCAATTCACGCATCGCGTTCGTCGGATTGGGCATCGGCTGCTTGTACACACCAATGTCGTCACCACCACCGGAAGGATACTTGAACCCAGTGTACGCACTGGCGTCCTTATTCTCCTTGGCGTGGCCGAGCGGAAACTTTTCCGTAGGCATGGGTTTGACGTTTGTAGCCATGATTAGCCTCGCTTCTGTGTAGCGACTTTCGCCAGATTGCGACCCAGTTTCTTCATGTCTGCGTTGGTCTTGCCGACAGTGTGCTTCTTGGGGCCTTTTTCGGTAGCAGCGGTTGGGCCGCTATCACCAAGATTTTTGCCGACAGTTTTGCCCTTTTTGGCAATGCCATCTGCGGAACGTGTGTATGCCATTTTGGGCTCCTTATGTCACTGTAACCGTTACTGTACCAACTTGTGCGGCTAAAACCAAGTAGTTTGGGGTGAGCGCGGTATCAAAACCTTGCGCCCCGCCTACAGGGTTCCACCCCCACTGGAAGACCCGGCTACCCCCTTCAGGAGAGCCAGTCTGAGATTGTGCCAGACCCACCGTATCAACCGCCTGCGTGCCGTTCAGACCCGACTGGTAGTAGCTGACATCTGGACGTGGGTCCCGCACTGCCTGTGGATCGTACACCGGGTACATACCCAATTGCAACTGCGGCTGATCAGGTTCCCAACATTCAGGGCAGACCTTGATGTTGGTGAGCTTTGTTTTGATCGTCAGCTTTTTAAGCTGGACCAACTTGTACCGCTGCCCGCAGCGATCACACTCAGCAATCGAATGCTTGGCTGAAGAATACTTCGGGCCAGCCATCAGCGGTATCCCATCATGATTCGCGGCACATACCGGTTCGCCGCCTTTTCGCGGTCCTCATCAGCGGCCAATTGGAACTGCTGCTCGTATTCAGTCTTGAGCGCCAGAATACGGTTGGGGTCCATATCCGGCAGCTTCATCGACATCTTGTACGCCAGTCCGGCTACCATAGCCTCAAGGAAGCGGAATGGGATGTCTTGGTTCTTCACACCCGTACCGGCATCTTGAACCCGGCGCATGCGCCAATACACAAACGTGTAGTAGGGATTGCCGACAGAGCCTTGGTTTGGGGTAGGCCAGATGTTGATGCAGGGGAGATTCTGCACAGTGATGGCGTCCCCCGCCGTATGGGAGGCAGGCGTCGTACCATTTGCGCCGCGCCCACAGTAGACCAGATTCGTGCCATTGATGGCCGAGTACGAGATGGTCTCGCTGCCAATTTTAATGAACCCTGCGGACCCCAACTGAGCGATACCCGTGATTGGGATCGTGGTGATCGTGCTGTCGATGTCCCCTCCCAACGTAGAGGACACGGCGTTGGACTCCCCAGATTGGCGGTTGATCCAAACTTGGATGGGACGCCCTTGGGCATTCTTGTTGGGGATCGTGGAGTACGTAGACTCGCTGATGCGGTTGATGTTGATGTCCTGCTGATTTTGGCCGACCCCTGTACGGGTCACCTGATCTAGCAGGTCAATCGTATCCACGGGGAGTGCGTAAACCGATTGGTAGGGATACAGGTTGATCTGCCCTTGCTCAATCGTCCACAGATTGATGCCACGGTTTGCCCACTCGATAGTGAGCAGGTTGAGGCTGCGCCGCGCCGTACGGAAGTTGTATCCGGTACGGAGTTCTTGCCCGCAACGCTCAAACGCCTCTTCAATGAGGTCGTTAACGTCGAGGTTGAATGTGGCGGTGCCTGTGGTGGTCATGTACGGTGCCTTGCGGTTTTCTTGGCGATGTTCTTAGGCTGGGCAACAAACTGTTTGCCTGCGGCCTTACCAGCGCGTTTTGCGCGGGTTGTTGCGGCGTACTCCGCAGGTGATAGGGCTTTGATGGCGGCTTCCGGCAAATATCGTTCCCCCGTCTTGGAAGACGGTTTCCCAGACTTGGTTCGCCATTTCTGGGCGGTCCAGTCCTTGAGCGATTTTTGCGGAGCTTTCAATCTCGGTACCCCCCACCTGCTGCCTTGTACTTTTTAGCAACAAGTTGCGCTTTGCGTGCAGACCACTGACCAGCCTTGGTACCTTGCGCCGCAGCGGCTTTCACCTGCGCCACAATCCGCTTGCGTAGGCCGGGTTTGGTGTAATTGCCAGCGGCGTTTACCTTCCCACCCTCTTTGTATTGGGTGAAGTCGGTGTTGTCACGGCGGGCCTTTTTGACCCCCGAGGGCATCTTGGAAGGGGCAACAGCCCCCATACCGCGACTGGCCATCATGGTTACACCATACGCCCTTTGGTTTTGCCACGAACGGCGCAACCGTCAGCACGCTTGGAAGCGGAAGAAACCGAGCCGCCTTTGGCCATTTTCTTCGCAGGCTCGGAAGCTGCCTTCTTGGGAGGTTGCACCTCCATAGTGGTCAGCGACTTTTCGTAAGCCTTCTCAGTGGCCTTACGCATTTTCTCGTCAGCCACGTCTTGGGGGGTTTTGTATTCGATGTCTGCCATGATGACTCCTTACTTTTTCTTGGCCATGCCGCCACCGCACATGGTGATTTGCTTGGCCTTGGTTTTACCCTTGGTAGCAACGCCATCAGCGGCCTTGTGCCCGGATGCCAACCCACCGGCCTTCATGCCTGCGTGAGCCTTGGAGGCGGGAGCCGCAGCGTGGGCTTTCAAAGAGGTGGCAATACCACCTTTTTTCATACCGTACTCGGCCTTCTCGTGTTTGATCATGGACTTGGGGGCACCAGCTTTTTTCATAAAGCTGATTTCCTTCTTGGCCATTGCCTTGGATTCTTTCATTTCACCACCTCTTGAGAATGTGCGGCCCTTGTCCGCCTTGACGAAATCCTTGCCCACCTTTTGTGAGATGCCAAGGCGTTTTGCTGCGGCGGGGTCATGAGCGACCATCGCCATCAGGTTGTGTTGTTTCTTACTCGTCGATGGCATTTGACGCCCCCGACCTGCCCGTCAAATTTTTGACAGTTTCAGTTTCCCAGATGCGAATGCCTGTCCAGACAATCGTAAATACAGCCGCGATTGAAGGAAGCATGTCTACAAGGGTCCCAAGTACAGTAGCCACGGACAAAGCGTCAACTACATGTTTGAAGGACTCGTCCAAATTGTTGAATGGGTCTTTCATGTCAGCAGTTCCAAGCCCGTAAGCTCTTGTTGATACGTGAATTGGGGTCATTCGCCGTCTTAGCGCTCGTCAGCTTCTTTTTCATACCCGACATCCGGGCACAGAAAGAATCTCGGCGGGAGCCGCCCTCCGGCTGCGGGGGTTTGAGGTTCATGCCCTGCTTCTTAGCAGAGGCACGTCCCTTGGCATTCAACCCACCATTGGGGTTTTTGCCTTCCTTGCGCTGCCATGCGGGCGACTTAGCCATAGAACACCGTCACTTTGGCGTTTGACAGGGTTGCATACGCACTGGTGCTGCACAGCACACCCTCTGCTGGGATGACGACATTGAATGTCTCACCGCCTGCAATAGTGTTAATGGTGAACAGAGTCGTACCGCTGGAGCCCCCATCCTTGATGGTGATGCTGCCAGCCGAAGCGCCGGGTTCGACCACCATGCCGCGCACACGAGTGCGACCGGCAAAAATATCGCCGGACGCCGCAAGGGACGTGGCTTTTACGTCGGTCTGCATCATGGCTGTGTGCTCCTATTAAGCGACAGCAGCGCCAGTTTTGATGTCGATCCAGCTAGAGCCTTTGCCGAAGCAGACAGTGCCAGCGCCAGTGTTGGCGTCAGTCACAACGATGATCTGGTTGGCGACCACGGTGGGGAGAGTGGCGAGGGTGTACGCCGAGGCAACAACGGTGCCGTTAACAGCGGAAGCAGTGCCAGTAACAGTGCCCACGAAACCGTTTTGCGAAACGACCGGGCCGGAGAAAGTAGTTTGAGCCATTTTGGACCTCACATGCGATTGAGGGTGCATCTGTCTGCATGTCGTCAGCCGGGACTGTCAGATACACCGGGAACCCCGGAATAGGGGCAATATACCCCAAAAGAAAGGGGGGCACAAGGCCCCCCAATCATTTAAGCGCCTGCGGAACCGTACATTCCGAGCGGATCCGACCAGCCAAAGCTGTAACGCTCACGGGCCTTGTAGCGGACGTTGCCGGTGTCGAAGTCACCGTCCATCGACTGCTGCAACGGGGTACGCACGAAGTGCTTCATGCCGTTAGGAACGTCTGTGGTCAGGAACCAAGCGTTCGTGTCGGTCAAGAAGTGGTTAATGGTGTAACCCTCAGGGATCGACCCATTGTTCTTCAGTGCGTTGATGTCGTTGTCAGCAGTAGAAACGCGGAGTTCGGTTTCCAGCAGACGAGTGGCCGTGAACTGCAATGCCGGGGGCACGATCAGTTTACGGGGCTTAGCAGCGATCAGCAGACCGCGTTCATCCGCCCACAGAGAGATCTGGATCACAGCGTTTTCCAGAGAAGTCTCGTTCAGATCAGCGGGGGTGTTGGGGATGTTGCTGTTGGTGCCGCCAGAGACCAGCGGGTGAGCGTTGGAGAACAGAGGAACGCCGTCGCCACCGTTGTAGCCAGCAGTGAAGCCGTTGTTCAGAACAGCGGCAGCCTTGACTTGCTTGGTGTAGGCCATACCACGGGCCAGCGCCTTGGTGTAACGAGCAGACAGGCTGTCGTACAGGTTGTCTTCGATGGCCTCTTCGGTCAGCGAGAAACCCAGGGCAAT